GAACTGGATCTTCGCCCGGTTCGGGAACCCTTCTCCGGTGAGCCGGAACGGCATCAGGTGGCCTCGATCTCTTCGACTTCCCCTTCGATGATGTCGTATTCGACGACCCCGGGGTTGAGGGTCTGGATCACTCGGGCAGCCCAGGCTTCCAGTTCGTCCTGGGTGGGGTTATGCACGACCACCTCGGTGGGGGCGTCCAGGCCGAACAGTTTCCGGTGGTCCGCGATCAGGTCCCGAGCCCGGGTGATCGCGGTCAGGTGTTCGGGGTGGTCGGGGTTGATCGCCTTCGGCCACACCCCTCGGATCAGGCGTTCCAGGCGGGCGTTCGCCATTTGCCGCATCTTCTCCCGGTCTTTCGGGTTGGCGAGTTGGCGTTCCAGGGCTTTCTCGGTGGCGACCAGCGCCTGCCGGGGGGTGGGGTAGCCGAGGGTGAGCGCGATCTCTGCCCAGGTGGCTCCGGCCAGCCGGAGTTCGATCGCGGCGTTCGACTTGCGTTGCCGGGCTCGGGAGACCTCGTTGCCGTTGGCGCCGGTGCCGCCGGAGACCTGACCGCGAATCCCGGTGGGTTCGTTGGAGTCTTGGGCCATCACCATGAGAGCGATGGTATGCCTACGCAACAGGAGTAGGGTGCGAGCCAACCAGCGAAGGGAGGAAATGATGGGCAAGGACGACGAGAAGAAGGTCGAGGAAGTCGACACGAACGCCGGGGAGGACGCGAAGCAGGGGACCGTGGCCGAGGCGGACGTGAAGGAAGGAGACGAGCCGAAGGCTCCGGAGAGGGGATGAACGATCGCGTCACGCTCGCGATGCTCGGGGTCGAGACCGACCCGGGCACCGACTGGCATCCGAAGCGGATCCTGGGCCGGTTGCGGAACCTGCCGGATCTGACCGATCGGCAGGTGCACGACCACCTGCGGAAGCCGGAAGCGGACCCGGATGATCGGTACCGGGACGCGGAGGGCTCGACGGAGACCCCGGAGGATGTGGTCTAAGTGGGCTACGTGTGGCAGCGCTGGTTGGCGGACGCACTCCGCGATGAGGGCTGCCGGGTCCGGGAGGTGGACGGCTGGGAAAATAGGGGCCGTCCAGCCTCGTCGGGGGGGTTTGAGCCACAGGGGGCCACCCACCACCACACCGGTACCCACACCTCGTACAACAACCCGAACCCGACGCTGAACACCTGTATCCAGGGGCGGAGCGATCTGCCCGGCCCGCTATGTCAGGTGTTGATCGGCTACGACGGGACCTGTTGGGTGATCGCCGCCGGTCGGGCGAACCATGCGGGCACCAACAACGGGTTCGGGCCGTATTCCCATGGGGATGGGAACAGTCAGTCGTTCGGCTGGGAGATCGACTACGACGGCTCACAGAAGCCCAGCCCGGAGCAGATCGACGCTGCGGAACGAGCCTCGGCGGCGGTGTTGCGGAAGAAGCAACACCAGGAGAAGTGGGTGGTCATCCACAAGGAGACCTCGACTACCGGCAAGTGGGACACCGGGCAGCGGTCCGGCGACCAGTGGCGGTCCGGGGTGAAGAAGCGGCTGGCAGGAGAGGACGACGACATGCCGTACAACGATTGGCCGGACAAGGACAAGAAGGCGCTCGCCGCCGATGTGGTGGACGCACTGCTGACCCGTGACCTGTACGGGGACGACAAGACCAAGGACGTGTCGGTGGGCCGGGCGCTCCGGGTCGCGGAGAACGCCGGGAACAAGATCCTGGACGAGAAGTGACCGGCTATCCGGCCGAGGGCCACGACGACCCGGTGCCGGAGCCGCCGTCACCCGACGGGGGGCAGGACCAGGAGGGTCACGAGCGACCGGAGACCGACAAGCACCCGGACGACCTGGAACCCGAGGACAAGGTGCCCTGATGGTGGTGGATGCCGAGCGAGCGGCCCGGAACGCGGAGGCCGACTACGCGAACGAGCCGGGGTACTGCCTGCAGCAGACTCGGATCTGGTGCGGCATCGACTCGAAGTACGCGGACGCCTCGACGGCGTGGCGGAACACCAACAACCGGCATCCCGGGGACCGGTCCGACATTCCCCGGGGTGCGCCGGTGTACTGGACCGGCGGCTCGCAGGGGTACGGGCACATCGCGTTGTCGTTGGGCGGTGGGAAGGTGCGGTCCACGGATGCGGCCGGGTCGGGGAAGGTGGCGACCCGGGATCTGGGCTGGTTCGACTCGAACTGGCCGAGCCTGACCTACGCCGGATGGGCGTGGGACATCAACGAGGTGACGATCCCGCACTCCAAGCCGGACGACGACGTGCCGTACACGGAGTGGCCGACCAAGGACCGGGAGGCGTTGGCGAACGACGTGGCGACCGCGATCCTGGCCCGGGACCTGTACGGACAGGACCCGGAGGTCAAGGTGACCGTGGGTCGGGCATTCCGGGTGATGGAGAACGCCGGGAACGAGGTGCTGTCGTGACCGCGTGCGACGGGTGTGGGCGGCCGATGCGCGAAGAGAACGGGCATCTGCGGTGCCCGCACTGTGGCTACATCCTGCCCTGTTGTGAAGGAGCGCCGTGCCGATGAGCGCGAAACTGACGATCTTCAACGCGAACCTGGACGGTGAGAAGGAGCCGCCGGTCGGGAACATCATCAAGGACCGGGACCCGGTGCTGTGTGTGTTCTGCGAGGCGTACCACTGCCACGACCATCTGTTGAAGGTGGCGAACAACAACGGGTACGTGTTGAAGCAGTACGGAAAGAGCGAGGGTGCGGAGGCGCCGGGGATCGCGCTGCTGGTCCGCGACGACTGGAAGATCGACAACCGGTCGCCGATGAAGATGAAGGAAGCCTGGTGGTTCAACGGCAACAAGCGGCAGCCTCGGGTGTACGTGAAACTGCTGGTGGTGGACGCCGACCTGCCCGGTGACTTGAACTGGAAGATCGTGGCGGTGCACTTCCCGCCGGGGGGGCCGGATGGGGGTGGCTCGAACACGGGCGGGAAGAACAAGAAAGCCTGGATGGAGTCGCGGGACCGGACCATCGAGTACGGGAATGGGCACCCGGAGGGGCCGTACCTGATCGTCGGGGACATCAACGCCACCCACGACGAGACCGCGCAGCAGTTCAACGAGCGGCTGGACGGGAAGACGGTGGTGCGGGATGTGGGGAAGGTGGATCACCTGATCGGCCGGAAGGTGGACTGCACCGCCGACCGGATCGACCCTCCGGTGGGGCACGGGTGGGGGATCTTCAAGGTCACCGCACTCTAGTTACTAGAGTCAGGAGAGAGCGATGGGGAGTGTGAGCCCGCCGCCGGGGGTGGCACAGACCGGGACGAAGGCGGTGATCGGCGGGGTGCTCGGGTTCCTCGGCGCGTTCTTGACCACGCTGCTGACGGTGTGGACCGACCGGGACCCGCTGGTGGCCCGGGATGTGGTGTTCGCGTTGTCCGGTGGGGTCGCGTTCGCGGCGGTCACCTACTTCGGGGTGTACAACCTGCCGAACAAGCCTCGCTGACCGATGGGGGCGGGGCTCGGCATCAAGGATCGGTCCACCACGGATGTGCTGATCCTGCTGATCGCGACCACGATCTGCCTGTCGGTGCTGGCGGCGGGGGCCACGGTGGCGGTCGTGGAGGTGGTGCACCCGGAGTCGGACACCTCCCAGGCGGTGGGCGCGATCTCGGATGTGATCAACACGTTGATCGGTCTGTTGGCCGGGTTCCTGGCCGGGCGCACCCAGACCCACATGACGTTCGAGCGAGGCCGGATCGAGGCTCGACGGGACCATGAGCCTGCTGGATAAGATCACCAGCCGCCCGTGGCTGGGGTTCGGGTTGGCGGCGCTGTTGATGGTGCTGGCGCTGGCGGGCGCGATCACGAACTCGGTGGTGCCTGCGGCGGAGGTGATCGCGGGGATTCCCGGCGAACAGGGTCAGCGGGGGCCGCAGGGTCCGCCCGGCGAGGAGGGTCCGCAGGGTCCGCAGGGGCCGCAGGGGATCGGTGGGGTGCCGGGTCCGGTGGGTGGTCGTGGCCCGGAGGGTGTGCCGGGGCCGGAGGGGGATACCGGTGCCGAGGGTCCGACGGGGCTTCCGGGGGTTCCGGGTCCGACAGGGTTGCCGGGGGTTCCGGGTCCGACAGGTCTGCCCGGCGACCCCGGTGCGCAGGGGGAGCCTGGTGTGCCGGGGGAGCCGGGTCCACCGGGGTTACCGGGTGCTCAGGGGCCGCAGGGCGAACCGGGTCCGGAGGGTCCAGTAGGTCCACAGGGTCCGGAGGGTCCGGAGGGTCCGGAGGGTCCACAGGGTCCAGTAGGTCCGGAGGGACCACCTGGTCCACAGGGTCCGGCGGGGTTGGAGTGCCCGGATGGGTTCACCGCCGAGACCATCACGATCAACACGCCGGGTGGGCAGCGGATGTTCTACACCTGTGTCGCGGCTTGATCGGTCTCGATGCCGTGTCCGTTGAGGTGGGCGAGTGCGGCCTGGTGGGCGTCCGCGATCGGGCTGGTGCCGAGCGGCCCGCAGAGGGAGCAGTCGAGCCATTGGTCGACCTCGTTGAGCGGGATCGACCGGATCGTGATGGTCTGCATCATCGGTCCCATCCGGCGAGCCGGAGCAGCAACTCGAACCGGTCCCGGTCGGAGTCGGCGGCGTCGGTGAGGTCGTAGAACGCCTGTTGGACGTGCGGGGGGACCCGGAAGGTGAGCAGCGGCCAGGTGGCGACCTCGGGTTGGAGGGGGATCTCGGCGAGCGCGGTGAGCACGTCGAGGTCGTGGTCGGTGTAGCCGGTGCCGTGCAGGGTGTCGAGGTTGTCGAGCAGGTGCAGCAGCAGCCCGGGGTCGGGTTGGGCGAGGTGGGCGACCTGGTTGTCGGCGAGCATGATCCGGACTGCGGTGGTGTCGTCTACGTCGAGGGCGACGACCGGGATCTGTTGGGCGCCGAGTTCTTTGCAGGCGGTCCAGGTGTGGTTGCCTGCGATGATCCGGCCGGTGGCGGCTTGGGTGAACACCGGCCGGTACATGCCGTTGACCTGGATGGATTGGGTGATCGCTTCGAGGTCGCCGTTGTTGGGGTTGTCGGGGTGCGGGGTGACCGAGTCGATGGGTTGGAGGAGTGGTCGAAGGTCGGAGTGGTAGCCGACCAGGCCGTCGCGGATCATGGTGGCCTCCTGCCCCGATTCTAGTTACTAGAGTGGCTAGCAGGTGGGGGAAGGTGTGGTCGGTGTCGGTGTGGGTGTGGGTTCGGGGTCGGTTCCGCCGTAGGGTCCGGAGACGGGGGTGGGGTTGGCGATCTGTGCCGCCCATCCGGTGATCTCTGCGGGCTGGGTCATCGCGTACCCGGTGGTGGAGTCGTATTCGTAGGCGGTGACGTACGAGCAGCCTTCGGTGCGGTACCTGTTCAGGCAGGTGTTGTGCCAGGCGGCCCGGAAAGTGCCGGTGGGGTCGCCGGAGTATCTCGGTGCCCCCCATTCGGGGATCGCCCAGCCGGAGTACAGGTCGGCGCGGGCGTCGGTGAGGAACTCGTGCACGGAGGGGAGTTCGTCGAAGTACCCGACGTAGGAGTTGGAGGTGGGGCGGATCCCGTCGAAGTCCATGCCCAATAGGTCGGCGTCCACATCCAGCCAGGGCCGGATGTCCCCGTCGGTGTTGTCGTTGTCGGGGTCGGCTTCCCACCCGGTCAGGGTGTTGGCGACCTTGACCCTGTTCCCGTAGAGGTCTTTCACGACCTGGTAGAAGCGGTTCTTCCGGGCGATTCCTTCGTTACGGGAGAACACGCCGTCGCGGACCTTCTTGTCGATCTCATGCCATACCTCGACGACGATGATCTTGTTGGTCTCGACGGCTTGGTCGAGGGTGGCGGCGACATTGGTGGGGGTGATCGCGGCTACCGAGGACGGTTTCCACGAGTAGTGGATGAGTTTCGCGGCGGCGGGGATCTGTAGCGCGGTGCCGAGTCCACCGCCGTTGAACTGCCGGATCGCGACCCGGCCGGAGGTTCCCCACACGTTGATGACGGTTTGTGCGGCGGTGAGTCCTGATCCGCCGGGGATGCGGGGGCAGGCGCCGACCCAGAGCGGGTCGCGGGCGGCTGCCGCTGTGTCTGCTGTGGAGGTGAGGGTCCAGCCGATGGTGGCGGTGGCTCCTGCTGCGAGGGAGCCGACGAGGAGGTCGCGTCGAGTGATCATGGGGGGGTGTCCTTCTCTCCCCATGATGGTCTGGACCGAGTGTTCTCATGATGACACGATTCGTCGTAACGGGCGGCTGCCTAGGGGGTGCCGTTCGTTCCGCCGCCCCGTCGCCGCTGAGGAACCCGGTGACGGGGCGGTTTATACGGCGCAGATAAACCGTCCTAAACCTCATAAACCGGCGCCGTGATTCTAGTTACTAGAGTCCTCAGCGGTGGTGTAGTAGCCGGTGGGGACCTGGGGGCCGACGGGTGGTGGGCGGAGGTCTTGCTCGATGAGCCGCCGGATGTAGTGGCCGCGTGCTTCTCCACCTCTCTTGGCGTCCATCGCGGCGAGGAGGTGGGCGGGGAGTCGCAGCGAGATCATCTGCGTGTGATACATCACTTGCTCCGCCGCTCGATGGTCTCGGTGTGGGTGAGGCACCACTCGATCATGTTCTCGAACCATTGGGTGCGGGAGAGGCCAAGGTTCTCTCGCCGCTGGTCGATCTGAGCAACAAGATCGTCGGGGAGCCGGACCTTGATCTGAGTGGTCCCTCCGGTGGTCCCTTCGTGGTCCGTGGTCCCTGTTTCGAGGGTCATGTGGTCCCTTTCTGTGATACGGATGGTCCTCACACACCTACCACACCCCACCCCAGTATCACAAGCCCCTCCCCAACCCCACCCACCCACCGGACCATCTACCGTGCCCCTGCGGGGCGGGGCTAGGGAACGCTCTTAGGGGGGGCTCGGAATCCGTCGTTTGGGGCCTCTCAGACGACGGAATCAGTTGCCTAGGGCCCCCGTATCTGCGGATCCGGTTGTTTGGGGGACTCTAGTAACTAGAATCCGCACCTCTACGCCACACTTGCCCCACCTAGGTCCACTTGATAGGATCGACGTAGTCGCTCCGGATCAGCCGGGGCAGGCAGGGCAGGAGGTCAGCAGCACCCGCGCGCGGGCACGTACGCAGCGCGCGGCAGGAGAGGCGCTATACGCGCGACCCCGAAACGAGCGGGTACTTGGTATTCGTGGCGCTCCGGGTTGCGGTAGGCGTGACGGCTATGGCGGGCCAATGCCCGTGCCGCGTCACGCGGTCGGCGTCGACCGGGGTAACTCAATAGTGGACTCATGCGGTGGGTGTGGTGTGTGCCCGTGTCTGGTCGTACCGGGTGAGCGGCAGGGTCTGTGACCTGCGGAAACTCTAGTTACTAGACCCTGTCGTTTCGCCCCGGGTTACACCGTCTCAACGGGAGACGGTGGCCCGGATCAGAAAGGCAACACATCATGGCTATCAACCTGAACGAGTGGGTCGAGGACGTCGAGGCCGCGAAGCACGCTTCGGTGGAGACGATCGGTGAGGCTGTCCGGTCGTTGACGACTCAGTTCCGGAACGAGCGGAAGCGTCACGGTCAGAGGATGATCGCGGCTGCCTACACGACTCGTGCGGCGCTGACGGCGGAGACGCACCGGAAGGGCGAACTCGCGACCCTGTGGGACGTGAACGCCTCCAGCGTGACGCTGTACAACCGTCTCGGGATCGTGGCGTTCGACCTCGGGATCCTGCCGAACCAGACCGGGAACGGCGGCGACAAGTTCGCCGACGACGTGTCGGTGTGGACGATGCTGGCCGGTGGCGCGGGTGCCTCGATCAGCGCGGTCGGCAACTACATCGAGTTCGGCCCGATGACCTCGATCGACGAGAAGGGGAACCGTGTCTACGACAAGGAGAACGGGACCCCGACGGTCGAGGGTCTGCTGGACCTGCTGACGGACTACTTCCGCCCCAACGGGGAGAAGGTGTCCCCGGCGGACCGGAAGATCAACGCGGCCAAGCGCGACGCCGAGTTCCTCGGGGTCGAGTACAAGGGTCCCGAGACCTCGGACTCGGGGTCGGAGGGACCGGAGACGGTCAGCGGAACCATGAGCACCGAGCAGGTGTTCCTGGCCGCCGTGCGCACCATCATCCAGCACGCGGAGGACCTGGACAGCGAGACCTGGGAGAAGTACCAGGAGCCGCTGGGCCAGATGTCCAAGGCGCTCCGGGCGAAGGGCGCGTTCGAGAAGAAGCAGGCTGCGGCCGCTTCCTGACCGGTGCGGGCACCCGGGTCCGGGACCGGGTGCCCTGGCACGGGCACACTCCACACTTCACCGCATGAAGTGTCTAGTAACTAGACCAGAGAGAGAGGCAAGCAATGGACGTGTCGAACACGTACTACCGAGCGCGACAGCCCGGACATTGGGTGGTGATCTGCACGACTCGCGAGTGGACAGAGTCGGAGTGGCACGAGTTCGCCACTGGCGCGGAAGCGATCGTCTTCATGGAAGAGAAGGCCGACGAGATGTTGGACCGTGAGTTCACGGTCGTGCCGCCGATGATCACCGACCCGATTGCGCGGCCGGTCTAACCCTCTGGTGCCCGGGGTGAAACGGGCACCGACCACACCTACCGCGTGACCTCTAGTAACTAGAACCCAAGAGAGAGAGGCAAGCATGGACACGCAAGCATGGTTGGCGTTGAACGAACGGGTCAGCGCGGCCAAGGGTGACCGGCAGGCGACGGCGAACCTGATCGCGGAACTCGCGGTCCGGACCATCGACGGGGTGCTGGTTCGTCACGGGATGACCGTGACCGACTACGACCTGCGCCAGTGCACGGTGACCGGGGTCAACCACGTCACCATCGACGGTGTGGTCTGGTTCGAGACCACGACCGGGATGTTCGACGGTCAGCGACTGTGGGCGAGGAAGCCATGACCACCATCGGAGAAGCGGTGGCGGCGGCTCACGCCGACGGACGCCACAACCTGACCCATCCCGACGACCGCCGGTTCTGGCTGTCGACGTGCTGGCGGTGCCGGGCCGATGAGGCACGGCGCATGGCCACGACCAAGTGAGACTCCCACCTCTCCCCCGTGTCACTGACGGGGGAGAGGTGGGTCCACTGGTCTCCGACTCTAGTAACTAGATCCCCGCATCGTCCGGTGCGGGGATCGTGGAACTAGAGAGAGAGAACCCAATGGACGTGTTTGTACTAGGTGCATTCGTCGCGGCCTATGCGGCACCGACGTTCGTGGCGTTGGGCCGGAGACGGGAGACACCGGGGCCGACGATCGTGGTCAACCTGTTGTTGGGGTGGACGGTCATCGGCTGGGTGGTGGCGTTGGCCATGGCGGTCGGCGGCAACGTCAAGCCGATCCCGCCGTGGACACCGGAACAGTGGGCGGCGTGGCAGGCGCGGCAAGAGGAACGGTGACCGAGCGCGGCCCTGGCACCTTCGGGTGTCAGGGCGGCTGCCTCTAGTAACTAGATCCCTCACCCGCCCCGGGTGAGGGTTCGTGGAACTAGAGAGAGAGAACCCAATGAGTAAGCACCGAGCACAACCGAAGCCGTCGATTCTGCGGCGGCTGACGGTCGGACTGTCGGTGGTGGTGGTCGCCCTCGGGGTGGTCACCGTCGCTACCGGACGGGCGGACGCTGCGGATCAGCGTGCGTGTGTGACGGCGGGGGAGTGGTCGCAGATCCACAAGCGGATGACCAAGGGTCGGGTGGAGCAGATCCTGGACTCCAAGGGATTCCGGTCCTACCAGACGTTCACGATCAACGGCACCGACGAGTGGCGCGGGTATCGCCCGTGTCGCGGGTTCGGTACCCGGTACCTGATGGTCTGGTACGACAACTACTCCTTCGGTGACCGGCTGCGGGTGTGGGATCACTACCGGTCCGGCGACTGGTCGCCGCGCTGAGGCAACGGCAGGGTGCCCGGGGGAGCCGGGTGCCCTGCCGTTTCGGCATGTCGAGGTACGAGAGGTTTCCTGAGTCCACTGTTGAGCCCAAACCCCACTTGCCCCACCTGCCCCACCTGTGGTATAATAGAGGTACCTCGGGGGAACTATGCCCCGAGGTCTGCCCCACCGAGAGAGAGCGACGACTCTAGTAACTAGAGTCCAGAGAGAGAGAACCCCCCATGAATCTGCACATCGCCGCTGCCCTCGCCTGCGACGAGAACGCCCGGCACAAGCCGGGAGACTGCACCTGCTGCGGCTGCCACACCGACGCCGTCGACCCCACCATCAGCGACTACGGGCTGCGGGTACTGATCGACACCATCGACTGCCCCGCCGAACGCCGGGCACTCACCCGGATCCTGTACGGCCGGACCCACGGACTCTAGGAGGCACCATGACCACCTGCCACGGCTGCGGCCACGCCTTCACCGAGGGCGAACTCCGCTACCGGGCCGACGACGGCCACGATTACTGCACCACCTGCGGCACGCCGATCTGGCAGGCCGAAGCCGGGTCTAGTAACTAGACCCTCAACCAGAGAGAGAGAACCATGAAGCACATCAACGTGTACGAGGTGGACCGCGCCTACGGCGGTCCCGAAGAGGGCGGCTGGTGGTACGACACCGGCACCTTCCGACCCGACCTGTCGGTCGCTGCCCCCGACGTGGCGGCGGTCGCGGTCGCCGACGCGATCGAGAACCGGCTGCGGGACCAGGCCGACGAGGCGAGTGTTCCGCCGGTTGGCTACACCATGTACCGGGGTGGCCGGTACACGGTGCGGGTAGAGGATGCCCCGGGTGTCGACTACCCGGCCGTGACCCCGGTCTACTCGTGATCGCACAGATCCTCCCGGCCGTCATCGTGGCGGTCGGGATGGTCGCGGCCTTCACCATCCCGCCGCGACCCTAGTAACTAGAGAGAGAGAGAAAGTCATGTCATTCCTGATACCGGAACTCAAGGTGCGCTGCGACACCTGCCAGGCAGAGGCGGGCACCCTGTGCACCACCTCCCGTTCCTACCGCAACCTGAACCACGCAGACCGGGTGGTTCGATACCAGGGCTACCTGGACGGGCTGGACGAGGCGACGAAGGCGCTCCGTGCGCTGCAGCCAGTTGGGAGCAGGTCATGAAGCGCATCCATGTACCGCACATGGTGCTGGCGATGCTCACGGTGGTGGCGGTCCTCGCTGCCGCCCTGGTCGTCGACACCACCTCCGCCCGAGGCGCCGCCCGCATGGCGCACTGTGCGTCCGACGAGGGACCCGACGGGCAGGGTGTCCGCCCGTGCGTGTGGGATGCCCGGCACATGGGCAACCACCAGGGTCGGTCGTTCAAGATCACCCGTGACGGTGACCTGGTCCGGATCTGGCACCGTCGCGCACACCGGCTGGCGTACCGATGAGGTGGCTCAGCAAGGACACCGTCGAGTTCACCGAGCCGGAGGCACAGGCGCGGGACTGGTTCGAGGCGCACCTCGACGCCGGGCGGAACATCCCGAACGCCGCCTACCGGGCGTTGAACCGGATGGAGCGGATGCCGTCCGATGAGTTCATCGCCTATCTGTCGGAGGACACCTGCTACCGGTGGGGTCAGCGGGTACTGATCCGACCGGAGTACCGCGACTAGACCTCCGGCCCGGGGTACGCACACTCCCCATTCCTGCGCCCCGGGCCGGAGCCTCCGCGACTGATGCCGTACGTCCAGCGCCCCTCCCCGTTGGGGGGTGGGGAGGGTCGTTGGCCGAACCGCATCTAGTTACTAGACCCACAAGGGGGGACCGGATGAGGGTGCCAACCAGCCTGACGCGGCTGGTGAGAAAGAGAAGGGAACGGGAAGTGGCGGAAGAGTCGGAGGTGCAGAGCCGTATCCAGGCGCTGCGGGCTGCGCGTGAGGTGGCCGGGCAGGACGCGGATCTGGACGAGGTGAAGGACCTGGCCTCGTGGATGCTCGGCGAGGATGACCTGGGTGCGCCCGAGGTGGAGGACGAGGACGAGGCCGAGGAAGAGCCGGAAGAGGAGCCGGAGGAAGAGGAAGAGGAGCCGGAGCCGCCGAAGAAGCGGGCGTCGCGGGCGCGCAAGAAGTCCTAATTGGGGGGACAGCCTGCCGGTGGGGGATGTGTCACCTCACCGGCAGGCCCGCCCCACTTGCCCCATCTGCCCCATCAATGATAGACTAGAGGTACTCGGCCACCCCTATGTCCAGCCGAGGAATCTAGTAACTAGAGTCAGAGAGAGAGCAACACCATGCACTACCACGTCCGAAACCGCACGCTCACCCTCGGCAAGACCAGGTGCCGACGCTGCGAGAAAGGCACCGTCGCCGCCCGCAAAGACTGCCGCACCTGTCGCGGCACCGGCAACGGGCCACGCGGCGGACGCCGAGGCTGCCAAACCTGCCACGGGTCCGGCGACTCCTGGGATCACGAGGACCGGCGGGTCTGCCAGAACTGTCACGGCGACTGGCGGCACGCCGAACCGGAGACCTGGACCGACGCGGTCCCCAAGGAACTGCTCGAACTGATCCCGCTGCGGGTCGAGCGGGTCGACCGAGCGAACTCCTGGAACGAGAACTTCCTGGGGATGGGCACCGTGTACTCCTGCCAGGACTACGGCAGGGCGGCGCTCACCGACGACGAGACCATGCAGAAGGTGGTCCGACACCACCTGCTCCGGAACCGGGTGCAAGCCTGCAAGGTCACCACCGGGAACCGGTCCGACAAGGTGCGGAAGGTGGCGCGTGCGCTCGTGATCACGGTCACCAGCGACGGGTACGCAGTCCGCGCCGATATCTAGTAACTAGAAAGAGAGAGAGTCACCCATGAGTAAGCACCGGGCCGACGTGCCCGTCAACACCAACCCCGAGCAGCCCGAACCACGGCACCGGGCAGCGGCACCGCCCCGGGTGCACTGGTTCAGCACCTGCAACTCGATGGTCGGCGACGACACGCTCGCCGCCAACCAGGAGCAGGTGACCTGCGAGTTCTGCCAGCGGGAACTCGCGCGCTACTGACCCGGCCAGACCGGGCAGGGCATCCCTCGGCCGCAGACCCTGGGGGGTGTCCTGCCCGAACCGTCCGGTTCAACCCAACCAAGAGAGAGGGAGAGAGAGATGAACGCAATCGTTACCGCGTACGACCCAACCTTGCACAAGGAGGGCTCGGCCAGCCGAGTCCGGTGTGCCCAAGGAGGGCCAACGTGCCCAACCGCACCCGAGTTCACAGTGCAGGGTGAGACCGTCATCGCGACCTGCGCCCGCCACCTGGCTGGCGCCGTGCGAGAGGCGGCTGGAATGCAGGCGGTCAAGGCATGACCGAGCAGGACCAGGAGCAGCCAACCATCCGGGACACCGCCACCGTCACCGTCGCTGCCACGGTGGACGGGACCAAGAAGCGCAAGACCCGGTCCGACAAGGGCAAGAAGCGCGGACCGCGCAAGGTGGTGACCGACACCCTTGGCCTGGACCAGGTGCGGGCCGACGTGCGGGCGGCGGCGGTCGCCTGCCGGAAGCCAGGCCAGGTGATCCGGCCGATCAGCCCCACCGAGGTCTTGGTGGTCAACTCGTGATCAGCCTGCTGCTGGTGCACCACGCGCACAACGACTCGACCTACTACATCGCGGACCTGGATGCCGGGAAGGCGGCAGCCCAAGCGGAGAACGAGGTGCGGGAGTATCGCGCCTCCAACGGGTACTACGTGGTCGAGTTCGCCTCCGATGTGGGTGCACCAGCCGACATATGGGGATGCTCGGCGGCGGGTGACCCGGATGAGGCGTGGCGGTACGCGCTCGGTGCGTGGTTCGGTCCGGTCGACGCCGAGTACGACGAGCAGGGTCTGATGGACCTGCTCGCCGAGCACGTCTGATACATCCAGATACTCCGACCCCGGGTGCTACCCCATTCCTTCCGGTGAGCACCCGGGGTCGGTCTAGTTACTAGAGGGAGAGAGGTCATGTGGACACCGAGGCGAAGGAAGCGGCGATCATCCGGCGCGTGTACCAGGGGGGCTACGCCCATGCGGAGAACATCCTGCTCCGGCTCAACGAACTATCGGCGACCCTGTCGCACGCCGAGGCCGTGGATGTGCTGCATCACGAGGTGATGGAAAGCGGGACCGGTGAGGTGGTCCCCGACGAGTAGAGAGGGATGAAGGGGATGACGACCTGTCCGCACTGCGGGAACAGCAACCAGCAGGCGATCGCGGGCTACGAGGTGCGTGGCGTGTACGACGGGGTGCTGTATTGGGTGTGCCTGGCGTGTGGTCACGCCTGGGCGCGGTGGCTGGACGGGCCGTTGGGTGCCCTGTCCACCGAGTACGCGGAAGCCCACAACCGTGGCCGTCGATGAGCCGCGACGGGAGCAGGTGCCACTGACGGTCTGCTGCTGCGTGATCGGGCAGAACTCCTGCGCCGCGTACACCAGTGGACCGGATGAGCCGATCTGCGCGTCCTGCGTCGCGAACGGTCATCCCCAAGAACCCTCCTTCAACCCAACCATCAAGACCCGGGGGACCTAACGGGAGGAAGAAGGATGAACGACTGGATGAAGGACGCGATCGGGCGGCCGAAGTGGTGGCTGACCGTGGGTGTCGCGCTGGTGTTGTTCCTCGGAGTGATGGTGTTCGTCGAGCGGGCGGATGCCGACACCGAACAGGTGCCGACGTGCGGCACCCATGAAGTGAAGTGTCTCGCGAAGAAGCGGGTCAACCAGTTCGAGGCGCACAAACTCGGGAACGCGAAGGGCAAGCACTTCAACGCGAAGGCGATCAAGCGGATCAGGAACCAGACCGCCGCCCGGCAGGTGGTGTTGAGGGACGGTTGCTGTGACTGGATTACCGAACCGTTCAAGGCGGCGACGTGCTTCGTGACCAGCCCGACCGGGGTGCATCAGGGCACCTGCAACGAGGGGCAGCGGTCGATCAACCGGATCACCGAAGAGACCAGGAAGTTCACGTTCTGGTGTGGCGGTGCTGCGTTGATCGGCAGCCTGAAAGGTGGCGGCTATTGGGGGGCCGGTCGTGGGCTGCTGGGCTGCACCTGGACCCGGTACTTCATGAAGGTGTTCGGGTAACCAACGAGGGTCTAGTTACTAGATCCAGGAGAGGAAAGGCACATGGCAAAGCAAGCACATATCACCAGCGACCCTCGGGTCGCGGTGGGTGAGCGGGCGCTCGCGCTCTGCGGCAAGGAGTTCAAGGTCAAGGTGACCTGGGACGACGTGCCGAAGGACAAGCCGATCTGTCGGGACTGCGTGGATATGGCGCTGCTCGCGATGACCGACGCCGACGAACTGATCGGGAAGGTCCGGCGGGCGATGATACTGCTGACCGGAACGGTGGAGCAGATGACCGGCGCCCTGACTCCGGACGACTTCGCGCTGGACGTGATCGCGGAGTTCACCGAGGACTTCCGGACCGAGCGGGAGAGGAAGCGGGAGGCGAAGGAGTTGGAGCAGAGGGCGAAGTCCACCTGCACCTGCACCTGGACCGACATGGAGAACTTCGTCGAGGACCCGGGCTGCCCGATCCATGGTCAGCGGTCCGCGTCCGAGCCGGAGGACCCGCCGGTCGCTCCCCCGGAGTGACCATCTAGTAACTAGAGTGCTCGGGTCGGGTGTCACTGCGTGCCAGGGGTGGCGCGCCCCCGATTGGACCGGCGGTTCGCCGTCGGATCCACCGTGCCCGGCCGTCGTTGCTCTCTCTCCGACGGCCGGGCACGCGCCCATTTGAGAGAGAGACCAAGAGAGAGAGAAACAGTCATGAGCAACGGTCATGGACCCGGGGGACTGGAAGCGTTCCTCGTGGAAGCGTTGAAGCGGGGTGCGGCGATCGACCTGCAGCCGGTTGCTGGCCCGAAGTTCTCCCGGGTGACGGTGACCGGGCTGCTGCATGGGGCGATCCAGGTGGAGAAGGTGATGCGGTCGGACGGAAAGACCCGCACTCGGCAGTGGGTGGTGGCAATCGACAAGATCGTGTGGGGCGTCCTGTCCTAACGAGAGAGGGAAACGATGGATGAGGAACTGATGTACCGGATCATGGCGATCACCGCGATGGTGGTGACTGCCTGCGCGGCGGTCGCGACGGTGGTGCTGCTGTGTCTGACCGTCACCGAGGGGATGATCCTGCTGCTGCCCACCCTGCTGCTGGCGGGGGTCACTGTTGCCGGTGGATGGGCCACCACCTACTACGGGCATCGAGTCGGTGGTGAGGACACCGTGTTCCCGGCCAAGGTGGAGCGGGAGGTGTTGTCTTGGCGGCAGCGTCGGGAACTGCGGCAGGCTCGGGGCGGGCTGGTGATGCAGCGGGCGTTGGTGGATATCGAGAACGAGCGGGACAACATCCTGCATCGGGAGATTGAGGCGGCGGAGGACCCGGACAAGCCGCCGCACCGGACCACCCTGACACCGGAGCCGGTCGACGACACACCCCGTCTCGGGCGGGTCGTCGACCCGTACTTCGACGACGGCGACAAGTACCGGCGGCGGTATTGATGGGCCTGCTCTGGAATTGGAAGAAGCCCGAGCCGGTGTTCGACCCGCTGCTCGACGAGCCCGTCGACCTCGGCGGTCTGCGCACCACGTTGCGCGAGACCCGGTTGCAGGCAATCGCGATGCGCGACCACGACTGGATGACTTCATCCGAGAAAGGGTTGGCAACCACCGTGGTCTACCTCATCGACCGGTTGGAACAGGAGAGCCATGAGTGACAGGGTCCGCAAGAGCGCCGAACCGGACGAGCCGCTGGCGTTTCTGGCGGAGTCGATGACCGAACTGGTCCCCGAGGGGACCGAGGCGATCGTGATGCTGCACGACACCGAGACCGACCGGGGGGTGTTGCACCTGTGGGGTTTCGAGTCCGAGGGGGAGGCGGTGTCGGCGATCCTCACGCATTTGAAGGCGGTGTTCGAGGCGAACGGCCAGAGCCTGGTCGTGGTGCCTTGGCATCAGCCCATGAACTAGTGCGGAACCCCATGGTTCCCCACTTGCCCCATCTGCCACACCCGTGGTAGGATGGGGTCCACCCCGGAGGCACCATGCCTACCGGGGTTTCCCATATCCCGACTCAGCAAAGAGCCGGGTATCTCACACAGAGGTCTAGTAACTAGATCTCGGAAGGAATCATCATGAAGCGGAACGGAAAGGGTGAGGTCTCACTCACTCAGCCGGAGTTCGAGGTCACGGCGATGCGCGACTACCTGTTCGACCAGGGCGTGTCGGTCAAGGAAGCGGCCCGCGAGGCGTTGAAGAACCCCGGCTTGAAGCGGCCCACCAAGCCGTTCGTCGCCTGGCTTTCTCAGGAGACGCTCACTGTCGAGAACGGCGAAGTCGTCGACGTTCCGGCGGAGACTGTCGCCACCTAATCCGGTGAGCCGAACTCACCATCACCCTCCCGTACCTCACAGGCGGGAGGGTGATGGTGCGCCTGGGGGGAGGGCATATATCAATGAATGACGACGACAACGTGGTCCCATTCACACGGCAGCCACGAGAGCGGCGGTCCGGGCAGCCAGCGGACACCAAGATGAGTCAGCGGGAGCGGGTACTGAACTTGCTGACTCGCCGTGGTCCGGTGGGGGCGACCTGGATCGACGTGTCTGCACACCTGGCGGTGAGCCATGGCTCGGCGTCCGCGCTGCTGTCGCGGCTCCATCAGGAGCAGGTGATCCGACGGCTCGCTTCACGGAGGGAGGGGTGCGCGGTGTACGTGCTGCCGGAGCATGTGCAGGACCGTCAAGTGGTGCAGCGGAAGATCACCAACCAGAACTTGCTCGACGATATGGCGGCGATGCTGCGTGCCGTGTATCGGCCGTGCAAGCACAAGGACTACACCGAGGACCGGTGTCAGTCCTGCAACATCCGGCACCTGTTGGAGAGATACGACGAGGTGCGGAGGTCTAGTAACTAGAAGGGGGAGCAATGGGCGATGTTGTGGACCTGTTCACCGGGCAGCCCATCCCGGCAGCGGACGGGTCCGAGTTTGTTCAAGAGTTCACCGAGGGTCCCCTCGGTGACTTTCTGTTTGCCCTGAATGGGCTACACGAAGCCAAGACTGAGGGTGAGTTTCGTGAGTACCTGAAAGAACTGCGGGATCTGACCAGTAGGTGGCCGGTATGACGAAGGTCCACCTACGGGCCGGGAAAGGGGGGCGGGTCGCGTGCGGCCTGCCCCACCCGGCTCAATTCACGGACCGACCGGCTGAGGTCACCTGTCTGACCTGCCGAGGATCGGTCCTCATGGCGGATATGGAGTTCCGCCTCACCAATCCAGAACAACCGAAGCGGCGACGCAACAGAAAGGGAAGCAAATGACAGCAACCAGAGCGGCACCGATCCAGGTGGGGCACACGATCATGGGGCTCGATTCCCTGGACTCACTCCCGGTGGGCACGGTGATCAACGCAGCCCACAGCGACTGGACCAGGGAGTCCAGGTTCGTGTGGCGCGCAACGGGTGGAGCCACCTCCACCACGACGGTGCTGGGGCAGCACCGGTGCATCGTGCAGTCCTTCCCCGACGGTGTCACCGAGTTCACTCCGCCTCCGCCGACCGTGGAGCAGGTGCGGTGGAGGTTCCGGGTCGGTGCGTTGGCGGCGGCACGGAACCACGGGGTCCCGGCCGACATGACGATCCGGACGTTGGAACGGATGGGTGCGAAGGTGCCGGTATTGGGCACCGGGGTGCCGATCGCGACCGACGACCGGCTGCCGGACGGCACCGTGGCGTACGTCGGGAACCCGCAGGTTCCGTCCCGGTTCGGGGTGTTCCGTCGGAAGGGTGGCCGGTGGGTGCCGGTGCTTGGTGAAGTGACCGCGCCCGGGTATGAGGCAACGGTCGACTCGGTGGACGGGGTCCGTGAGCGGCCCGCCTGGTTGGATGAGGTGGGCGTCGAGGACGACCCGGAGGTGGGCCGGTTCAAGGCGGTCGCCTGGCGGGTCGGATACCAGTTGAAGCGGGAGCAGCGCTGGTGCGGGGTGTACGAAGAGGTGGTCCGTTCCTTGGGGATCAGCGCCGACGACGCCCGGCGGCATCCGGAACACGGTGCGGTCCCGATCGCGGGGCAGCGGGTGGAGGCGACGGAGGCGATCCTGTTGCCGCACGGGAGCCTGTTGATGTGGCGGCACGCCGACTACCCGGAGCGGTGGACCCTGTATGTGCGGTCTCCGCACAGTTCCAACCAGGCGGGCACGCTGCGGGTCGGTGGCACCGACGAGTCGCATGAGAACTACCGGCGACGGATGGACGTGCTGGCGGTGGCGACCGCCGAGGGGATGATCCAGTGGACGGTCCCGAACGATCCGCCGAACCTGGTCGGGCACCTCCCACGCGGTACCTGGGTGACGAACACAGGAACCGGGCAGCGGTACACGGTGGCGAGGGACGGTCGGCTGTGGGAGGGGCACACCAACCGGATGCGCGACGAGGGCACCGTCTCGTTCGACGAGGCGAGCGGTGGCTTCTCGTGGACCGTGTCTCGGGTCCGGCAGGAGGTGTCGTCGTGAGCACGATGCCGCCGGACCCCGGGAACAACCCGGGCCCCGTTCCGAACAACCCAACGATCGAGTCGATCGTGCGTGCGCACTACGACAATCCCGCCACCCCTCCCCCGGAAGTGCTGGTGCAGGCACTGGTGGACCGGGAGGACCGGATCGTCGAGCAACTGCACATGGCGGGGATGCAGTTCGGGCTGTACCCGCAGATCATCGCGGAGGTGTTGGCGACTGTTGGTCTCGGCACTCCGCCGTCGGTGGAGGGGAGGGCACTGATCCGACAGCAGTTCATCGCGTTGATGGAGGAACTCCAACGTCAGCAGGGTGGTGGCGGAAGCACCATCTAGTAACTAGAGAGAGAGGAACCTTGCTATGGAAGTCATGACGGATCCGGCCGCGTTGGCGGAGGTGCCGGAGGGTGAGCAAATTCAGGTGCGCTCGAATGCGCAGGGGCCTCAACTGTGGACGAAGCAGGGGGGGTTGTTTGTCCGGGACGGGGTGCCGGTGCCGGTCGAGTTCTTCCACGGCTATGTCGCTGAGGGGCTGGTGTCGCGGAGTGCTCCCGATATGGTCGGGAACTGGTACTCCTACGGGCAGCACGACTACCTGTTGTTGCGGCCGGGTCCGCCGACGTGGCGGCTGTTGGTGTTCCATCGGGGGGCCTACCACGACGATGTGGAGAACACGCAGTTGTGGTGGGATCGGAACGCTCCGGTCATGGTTCGTTCGGACTCGGTGCCGTCGCGGGTGGCGGAGCATCCGGAGTCGGTGGCGCTGCTGGTCCGGCATCTGGTGGATATGGCGCAGCCGTCGACTCCCAAGGTGGAGTCGGTGATGGTGTGGGTCACGGTAACCGGGACTACTCCGTCTCGGATTCCCAGCCAGACGGGGGGTCGGGGGATCGAGTGGCGATTGGACTACCCCTACATGGCGGAGGTTCCTCCGGCGACGTGTGCGTGTGGCACGTTGGACCGCAACAAGGTGGACACGTTGCTGCCTCGTTCGTTGGCGAGGGGGGAGTGGGACGCTGTAGCCACCTGCCGCTACGACGAGTAGCGGCCAAGTAGAAAGGAGTCGCCCATGGTGACCTGGGCGGACTCGCACGACGTACAAGTCGCTGCGAAGGAGTGGACCGAGGGCCAGAAGACATGCCGTGTCAACGGCCATGCGTGGGAGCCCCTGACGGTCCGCCACCGACCAGGTGTGTTCAGTGTCATGCAACGGTGTCCTCGGTGTCGCAATGAGCGGCGCCAGGATGTCAACGAGCAGGGGTATCCGGTTTCGGATTGGAAGCCGTACTACTACGACGGTTACCTGCTCAAAGGTCTCGGGCGGGTGGGAGCGGACGGCCGTGCGGTTCTGCGGTTGGATCTCATCACTCGTCTTCCTATCGAAGAAGAGCCGGACTGAGTGCCGGTTGGAAAGGCAAACCCGTGAAGCACATTCAGGTGATCGCGTATTGCGATGGAACCCACGACGAGAAGGTGAAGGCGACGATCGAGCGGACCGTCAAGATCGACAACGGAAAGCCGGTGTTGCTGGACTTGTGCGAGCCGTGCGACAAGCCGTTCCTGGCGCTGCTGGATCTGATGGAGCGGGGGGCTCCGGTGGAGAAGCCGGAGAGGCCGAAGCGGGATCGGACGGGGGAGTCTCGGCCGTCCCGGATCCCGGGTGGTCCGGTGCATCTGCGGACCTGCCCGGAGTGTGGGCATGTCTCGCCGAACCGGTCGACGTTGGGGCAGCACACTCGGACGCAGCACGGGAAGGGTCTGAGGGCGTACTCGAAGGAGGACTTCGAGAAGGTCCAGCAGGTCGATTGACCTACGTGTGGCTGGTGGACTAGGGTTGACCTCTGGTCCACCAGCCACACTCCATCACTCTGGTCTAGTTACTAGACCTCCCGGATTCCGGCGGACGGCCCGCCGGTCAACGAGAACGGAGCAACTTCATGCAGGACGTACGTTCCACAGTAGTGGACACCATGCGTAACCACGGGCTGGACGGCTACATCGGTCGGGCGGAGCCGGTGATCACCGCGCTAGTCAACCGAGAGCGGGACATCTGCGGGGTGCTGATCGAGTACGCCACCCAGCAGGGGCTGTCGCGGCAGAACGCCGCTCAGGCGCTGGCGCAGGCGGGTCTCGCGGTCCCGGGCGGTGGGCCGGTCGGCATGGCGGTCCAGGAGGCGGTCGACCCGGCACCTCAGTCGTTCGCCCCGAACGACGCACCGCAGGACGAGATCATGGCGGCGCTCCGGCAGATGCAGGAGACCGTCGGGAGCCTGGTCCAGTTCGCCCGAGAGAACGGGTACCGAGGCTGAGAATCGTCCCCCTGGGGGTGGGTGGAAGGGGAAGCCTCTGCCCCCGGGGGGGCATCCACTCTGAGCGCCGACTATGAGCGAGTAGATACATGACGAAGGCGGACGAGACTGAAACTGTCTCGGATGTAACGTGGGAGGAACCCGTCGAGTCCCGGCCGAGGTATGACTGGTCGGTGATCGCGGAGAAACTGCGGGCGAATCCCAATGCGTGGGCGAAGGTCTTTGACGACGACAAGACCTCTCTGGTGAACGCGATCCGGCAGGGTGCGATCCGGGTTCTGGATCCGACGTTGGGGTTTGAGGTGCAGACCCGGAACAACGTGCGGGAGCCGGAGCGGCGGTGTGCTCTGTACATGCGGTACGTGCCGGGGGCGTCGTTCCCGAGGAACAAGACGACGAAGCCGAAGAAGGGTCCTGCGAAGAGGCGGGGCAGGAAGAAGGCGAAGGATGGCAGGGGAGACGACGATCACGGTGATCGGGAATCTGACCGACGACCCGGACTTGAGGTTCACTCCGTCGGGGGCGGCGGTGAGTAACTTCACTGTGGCGGCGACGCCCCGAGTGTTCGACAAGCAGGCGAACGACTGGAAAGACGGGGACACCCTGTTCCTGCGGTGTGCAATCTGGCGGCAGGCGGCGGAGAATGTTGCTGAGTCTCTGCGGAAGGGTGACCGGGTGATCGTGTCAGGCCGGTTGAAGCAACGGTCCTTCGAGGATCGGGAAGGGGTGAACCGGACGGTGATCGAGTGCGACGTGGACGAGATTGGTGCGTCGTTGAAGTTCCGGATGATCCCGCATGGTGCGGGGAGGGCGGAGCGTCGGTCCGAACCGGATCCGAATGACAAGTGGGGTTCCGGTTCGAGTTCTGGTGGAGATTCCGGCGGGGGTTCGACGGACGAGCCTCCGTTCTGATCGGGGTGGCCCTGCATCGGATGGGCGGGGTCACTCTGACGCAGGTGGGGTGGGGTGTCGGATCACGGACGGGTCCACCTCGCCCCACCTGCCCTAGTTACTAGAGTCGAAGGGACCAGCATGGCAAAGCAGAAGGACGAGCAGGACAACAAGGCCGCGCTCCGGAAGGCGTACGGCATGGCGTCCCAGCAGTTGCGGGAGAACCACCGGGACGAGTTCAACGATCTGTACGGCAAAGCGGCAGCCGAACTCGGGGTCGAGTGGTCGCCGCGCAAGACCCCGGAGCAGCGGGCGCAGGAGCAGTTCGACGCCCTGCTCGCGGAGTACCCCTCCCTCGCGGAGCGGGTCGGGGAGACCGTCTGAGAGCGCACAGACGGCCCCTGGGCGACCCCCCACCCTCCCCGGTGGGGGGTCGCCCCATTTCCAGGCTAGAGAGCGTCAGAACGGCGTATGAGAGGTGATGTGCAATGCAGGAACTGACGGCGATCCGGGCCACCAACGCTACCCATCGGTGTCGGTGCATCCTGCTCGCCCCCGACCTGGTGGAACTGCCGGGGAGCCATTGTGAGAAAGAGGTCGACCCGGACTCGCCGTTCTGCAACGACTGCGAGACCCGGCATCCGGAAGTCGACCACAAGCGGGTGCAGGTGTTTGTCGAGAAGAGAGAGAGGACCGATGACTGAGGCAGAGGACGTGGTGTGGGGCGGAACCATCGACCACGGCAAGTTCACCGCGAAGGTGGTCGCCGCCCGGAACAACTCGGCACAGGGCCAGTTGACGGTGATCCTGAACGAGACCGGTGCGGTACTGCTGGATGAGCAGGTGCGGATCGCGTTCGGGGCGGTGTTCGGGGTGGATATCGCGGACTCGGCGGAGTGGCAGATGAGGTCGATCACGGTGATCGACGAGTGGTACCGGAGCAATGGGCTGCAACCACCAGAGGGAGGAACCGATGGATGAGAACATGATGATCCGGACCCTGGTCCAGATCGAGCACGAACGGTACGCCTACAAGGCGGGGGATAGGGGGGCGCTCGGGTTCGACATGGACCAGTTCTACAGCGCGTGCTGCAGTACCGCGTGTCTGGCCGGGCACGCCGCCGTGGTGGGTGGCTGGCAGTTGTGGAACAGCATCACCGCCGTGAAGGGCGGAGGGGAGGAGCCGCGCTACTGCGAGATCGAGGACGTGGGCCGGGAGGTGCTCGGGCTCACCCCGGACGAAGCCCAGGAAGTGTTCTACCTAGAGAACCTGGACGCCGTGTACGACTGGGTCGCGGACGAGATGGGAGTCTCCGAGCAGGTACTCCGCGACAAGGTGAAGATGGAGGTCGGATGATCCCGACCGAGGGTGACCGGGTGCGGATGACGGGACTGATGCCGGGAGACCCGGACCCGATCCCGGTGGGGTTGGAGGGCACGGTGGTGGACTCCAACCCGGATGTGGAGCAGATCTACGTGAGTTGGGATGCGGACGAGCACGGTCGGGTCCGGTCCCTGATTCTGCTCACCACGGATCCCTTCGTGGTGCTGCCACGGGGAGAAAGGAAAGGCAACGAATGAAACTCATCTGGAAGAGAGGAAGGCGCAACATGATCGCTACGCCGGACGGGCTACCCACCCTGTCCCGAGGAAGCCACGCGCAGGGCAGCGGGTTCGCCTGCATCATGGAGTACGTCTCCGTGCTGGCCGGGGAGACGTTCTCCGACCATCCGAAGTGCACGAACCCGTACGTCGCTGCGTGCGCCCGTGAGATCAACGACCACATGCAGGACGAGGACCGACACCTGCTGGTGCCGCTGATCGGGCGGCTGCTGGAAGCCCACGTCCGTCGTGGCGACAAGTACACGGAGGCCGAGGTGTCGGAGTACCTGATCGGCTGGTCGATCAGCATGTTCAGAACTGACCTGCGGGCCACGAACCTGTTGCACAGCCAGCGTCCGGCGCAGCGGGTGGAGTACCTGTCGATGCTGCTCGACGAGTTCGACCGGATGCTGGGTCGGGACGGGGCGGACCAGGTGTCGATGCGGGCACTGCAGCACGCGACGGCGCTGGTGCGGGCGTAGGAAGGGGTGACCCCTGGGGTGGAGGAAAGGCAACAAACCGACACCCCAGGGGCTTCTCCGAGTCTAGTTACTAGGGTGCGTGCGCGGAGAGTCGGGGAGGAATAGGCTGGGGGGATCCCAGGCAGGTGAATGCCCCGCCACCGAGGACGAATTCGGTGCGGGGCGCGGCCGGGGATCCATTCACCAATTAACCCGGCAGGTACATCATGACACACCCGAAGCCTCGGTTACTGAAACTGAAACGCGCCCGCGTGCCGGGCCGCTGCTCGCTCTGCAACAAGAACTACCGGGCGGGAACCATCCTCGCCCCCGACGGTCAGGGCAGGTGGGTCCACAAGACCTGCGCTGCTGACGGGGTCACCCACTCTGTCGGGCCGCTCCGCGTCACCGAACCGTACGGCAAGTGTGCCTGCGGTGGGTGGCTCTACGTAGGTCGGGACCACACCTGCAAGGGGGGTGTGTGACTGACCCTTATGGGGTGTGTCCGGTGTGCGCCCTTACTCGGCATCGCGGAGTAGGAGAAACGGCGGACCGTACCCCGACGGGCTTTGTCATGCCTAAAGTGACCTGCTACTCGACAAGTTACGGTGGCTCATGAGTTCCGCGATCGACGCCGTGCTCGGTCGGCTGGACAACGTGAAACGTGCCAGTGAGAACTCCTGGTTGGGGTCGTGTCCGGTTCCGGGTCACGGGCAAGGTCGGGGCGACCGGAACCCTTCGCTGGCGGTCGCCTACGACGGCACGAAGGTGTTATTGAACTGTCACGGCGGCTGCCACATCCAGGACGTGATGATGGGTCTCGGGTTGGACTATCCGGACCTGTGGGACGAACCGATCACCGGCAACGGGGTGAAGGTCGCCGAGTGGATCTATCAGGATCGGGCCGGGAACCCGTACATGATCGTGGAACGGCTACAGACCGCGAAGGGGAAGTCGTTCCTGCAGAAACTTCCGGGCTCGAACAAGTACGGGCTGCCGAACGGATTTAAGCCAGCGCTCTACCACTTTCCGCAGGTGGTCGCGGCTATCGCGAGAGGGGAGGAAATCTGGATCGTCGAGGGTGAGAAGTGTGTGCACGCTGCGGAGAAGTTGGGGCTGGTGGCGACCACGAACCCGATGGGTGCCGGGAAGTGGCAGGAGCACTACACGACCTGGCTGACCCAGGGGAAAGGGTGTGTGCACGCGAACATCGTCTGCGACAACGACGAGGCCGGACGACAGCACGCGGCGGAAGTGCAGGTATCCCTGCGGGGGAAGGGCATCCCCACCACCGTCTACAAGGTCGCGCTCGACCACCCGAAGGCCGACCTGTACGACCACGTCGCGGCCGGGTACGGGGTCGAGGACCTGCGGCCGGTCAAGTTGAACCGGCTCCGGCCCCCGGGGACGGTGCTGTCCGAGTTGATGGATATGCACTACCCGCCGGTCCGGTGGGCGGTCCGGGGACTCTTGCCGGTCGGGTTCTCCATCCTCGGCGGGCCACCGAAGCAGGCGAAGTCGATGTGTGCCCTCGACATCGCGCTCGGGGTCGCGCACGGCGGGAGAGCGCTCTCCGAACTGGTGTGCGAGCAGGGGTCGGTGCTGTACCTGTCCCTGGACAACGACTCCGAACGCCGGTTGCAGACCCGGATCAGGTGGCTACTGCAAGAGAAACTAGACCCGACCCGGCCAATCGAGTTCCACACCGAATGGCCCACCGGGGAATCCGCTATCGCCGCCTGCCAGGAGTGGGTCGACGACGAGATCGACCAGAAGCGTGACCCGCTGCTGATCGTGGTGGACACGATGGGGAAGGTGGAACCGAACTTCGAGGGCGGCGGCTACGAGAACGCCTACCTGGCCTCTACCGCGAACCTGTCGAGGTGGTCGAAGTTCGCCAACGAGAACCAGGTGTGTGTGCTGGCGATCCACCACGACCGGAAGGCCGGGGGGAGACGAGACCGGGAGGGTGAGGACTGGCTGGACCGGTTCACCGGCTCGCGGGGGATCACCGCCACCGCGTCCACGTTGATGATGCTGGACGTGGTTCGTGGTGCCGACGACGGGATGCTCCGGGTCGCGGGCCGTGACATCAGCACCGACGACCTGGAACTGAAACGGTCCGGCTGGACGTGGGTGTGCTTGGGGGCTCCCACCGAGGGGATCTAGTTACTAGATGGGCACCAGCATCCCGGCCACCTCGCGGGCGATCATCAAGGCCCGGTCCCTCGGCAGGTGCGAACGCTGCGGGGTCCCCACCACCTACGGGGAGGCCCACCACCGCAGGTCACGGTCGGTGGCCGACGAGCACCGGCACTGCCCGTGTGTGCTGGTGTGGCTGTGCGGCACCTGCCACCGGTTCGCACATGCACATCCAGCGCAAGCGAGAGAGGAAGGAGTGATTCTGTCCAAGTTCACGGTCACCCCGTGGACGAAACCCATGAGGACTCCGTGGGGGGTCCGCCTCCACGACTGTCAGGGAGGTATCGACTATCAGGAAGGAACGCCGTGAATCGACATGAGCAGGAAGAGGCACCGCAAGATCATCCGGATCGTCGTGACTGAGGAAGAGGACGACGTGAAGGGCGCTGGACGCCCGAACTCGTGGTGGGCGGAGAAGCGGCGGCAGGAAGAGGAAGAGAAGAAAGAGCACCCCAGCGAGGACGTGGACACCTTCGGGGGAGGGTTCCGGGCTACCCGGCCCTCACCGCACGGCGGCGCAGCCACCGTCCGCCCCGACGACACCATCGGGTCCGAAGAACTCTGCTGGTGCGGCGAACCACTCGGGCACGACTGGCCCGGAAAGGACAAGGGGCGGAAACACCCCAAGAGAGAAGAGGCAACGCAGATGAGTCGACAGATGACAGGCACCCTTGATCGACGCGACCTTCGCGGCTACCACGCGGACATTCAGGCGTTCATCATGCAGTGCACCAACGACAATGGTCTGGCGTTCCGGATTGGCCGGAACAGCCTGCTGCTGTACCCGCCGGACAATTCGAGCCCGGTCACCGTGTACGCCCGGAACACGGATCGACAGATCCGGCAACTCCGCAAGTGGTACGTGACTCATGTACATCCGTTCCTCCCCGAAGAGCCCGAGGGTGAGGTCACCGAGGAACAACTCGCGGCGCTTGCGGAGGCGGTCAACGACCGCGCCGAGCACCCCAAGCGGGAACCCGAGCCGGAACCCGAACCGGAGCCGGAACCCGAGCCGGAACCGGAGGCTGAGGACGAGGCCGACGAGGTCGTCCCGGTCGCGCCACCCGAGGACGCCCCCGCCACCGAGTGGTGGCCCTACGTCCGACAGAAGGACGGGCCCTCCCCGAACATCGTCACCAACGGCGAACGGTACAAGTGCACGCTCTGCGAGGACACCGACCACCCGTTCGACTCCGACGACCGCCGTTCCATCGGCGGACACAACCGGATCTACCACACCGACGCCAGCACCCTGCACAACACTGAGGCTCGCACCAAGGCCGTCGACACGATGCGGTACAACCGGCTCAAAGACAAGGTCTCCGCCGCACTGGACGACCTGATCGTCGCCGTGGAGTATCGGGTGGCCGACCCCGAGAAGATCAAGGAACTCACCGCCGACAACGACCGGCTGCTGGCCGAGAACAAGCGGCTTCTCAAAGAACTACAGGCAGCCAAGAAAGGCAACGACGAGGACCTGCAGGCGGTCAGGAAACGCGCCGAAGATGCGGAAGCGAAGTTGGCACTCATCAAGGAAGCCACCGGTCTCTAGTAACTAGACGGGAGGGATGGGGTCTCCATGAAGGAGCCGATGATGCTCAACGCATATCTCACCGAGGCACAGTTCGCCCAGGCTGTCGTCGAACTGGCGCAGTGGCGCGGCTGGCGCGTCGTGCACTTCCGACCCGCCCGCACCGAGAAGGGCTGGCGGACCGCGATGACCGGGGACCTCGGGTTCCCGGATCTGGTGCTGGCCCGACGTGGCGTGGTGCTGCACATCGAACTCAAGACCATGCACGGCCGGATGGGTCGCGGGCAGCGGGAGTGGGCCGAAGAGATCGGCGCCACCTACCGGCTGTGGCGACCCTCCGACATGGAACAGATCAAGGCGGAGTTGAGGTGAGCCGCGACAAGGAGGTGATGTTCGCTATCTCGGTACCCGACCTGATCCACGGGGAGGAAGCGGTCTACCACGACGGACACGAGGTGGTGGACTCGGCGATCTGGCGGGAGCATGTCTGGCTCGACTATGCGGAGGGGGGTGGTGCGTGGTTCGAGCAGGACCAGGAAATCATGATCGAGTTCGAGGTGAAGGAAACGAAGAAAGAAACGGTAGTCAGGATCGTCCAGAACGCGGAGCCGGTAGAGATCGAAGCCTTGAAGCGCGGCACCCACGTCATGGTCGGGTTCCTGGGAGTGTTGGACTCCCGGCCCGCCAACGGGATCGCTCGGGTCCGCCCGGTCGGGCACGTCGGGTGGATCGCGGTGGTTCCCACCGACACCGTGCAGCCAGTGATCGAGGACTAGGAGGTGAGGCATGGCAACGAAGTGGGGAGGGAGGGACGCCCCCAAGAAGGGCCGACACAAGATCGGCCAAATCGCCCACGAGAAGCAGTTCGGCCCGACCCGGAAGCGGGTCAAGGTGGTGGACGGGAGGACCGGCAAGGCACGCATGAAGGATGAGTGAGCCATGGGACCAGACTGGTGGGAGATCCCCACCCCGGCGGAGTTAGAGAGGGAGGCGTGGGAAGAACACCAGCGCGAAACCTACGAGGACAGGTTCCTTGGGTTCTGTGGGGAGCACTATCTCGACCCGGAGGATACGCGCTCGGTGCTGGTCTACGAACTGTGGTGGGAACACCACATCGACTGAGAGGAAAGGCAATGGACCGAATCACCGTCAACAAGGAGCACCTGATCGAAACCCTGGAACGGAACCGGGCCGAACACCGGGAGATCTTCGAGAAGGCCCAGGTGGTGTACCGGGAGCAGATGGTCCGGGAACTCGACCAGGCCCTCGACGACGCCAAGAACGGGCGGAAGATCGTCCGGTTCATCAACCTCCCGGAGCCCGAGGACCACACCAAGGACTTCGACACCGCGATCGCGATGCTCACCTGGGACACCGGCGACACCGTCGAACTCGACCGCCGCGACTTCAAGCGGTACATCGAGAACAAGTGGGAGTGGGAGGGCACGTTCGCGGCGAACACCATGTCCTACTCGGCGATGCTCGACGAGGAAGAAGAACGGAGGCGGGACTCGTGACCCATCTCACCGACAACATCAACGCTCCCGTCATCTCCCGGGAGCCGGAGAAGTCGGACGCCGACATCATGGCGGAGACCCGGGAGTACATCGAGGAACACGGCTGGACCACGGGCATGCTGCTCGACGGGGTCGGCCGGGTGTGCGGCATGGGCGGGGTGCTGGGCAGCCAGGGCTGGTTCAACGTGGAACAGAACGACGTGGCCCCCGAACGTCAGCAGGTCACCGAGCGGATTCTGTACAAGGTGCTGACCGCCGCCTACGGCGAGCACCCTAGGAGGACGTTCCGGGTGTCCATGTTCACGGACTGGAACGACAACTTCGTGAAGGACAAGCAGGAGGTCCTGGACGCCTTCGCCAAGGCGGAGAAGATCGAGCGTGCCGGGTACGACCCGGACGCGCCATGAAGAACACGCCGGTCTATCTGTCTCGGGCACAACTGCTCGACGTGATCGACGACATCCGGGCGCACGTCGCGGACGGAGACTCGTTCGAGGGTCACGTCGAATACCTGATGCCCGATCAGGGTGACCCGCCGGACGGGTTCCGGGTGAAGGCGGCGTACCGGATCGGCAACCTGCAGGGTCAGGGTGGAATGCGGATCGTGGGCCGGATGCGCTGAGAATCTAGTTACTAGAAGGGAGGGAAACCCGTGGGGTCTTTACTTGCGTCTCTCGTCTGTCACTACTGCGGCGAGAAGGCGACCACCCAGGACCACATCGTGCCCCGGTGTGATCTGCCGCCGCTGATACTCCTGCCGCCGTGGTTCCGAAACCAGTTGGTGGTCCCGGCCTGCAAGGACTGCAACGGCGAGAAGGGTCCGTTCCGGTCGGACTGCCAGTGCCCCCACTGTGATTGGGTGTGGGCGACCGCGATCGGCGAGGGGTTCCTGCCGTTGGGCTACCAGCCCCGTGGGTTCGTGTCCATCGCGCACATGGGCTGGCAGGCCGTATAGACGCTGGGGGGACGGCTTCTCCCATCGGAATCCTCCGTTGGCCGTCCCCCCAGCCCCATCGAGAGAGAGGTTGAGGATGAACAAGGTGTTCTGGTTCTTCCTCGGGGTGGCGGTCGGCGGAGCGTCGGTGTTGGTGTGGCTGTTCGTGATCCCCGACCCGGTGGGCTTCTAGCCTCGGCCGTCGTTCCAGCGCCACATCCGCCCGGTGCGCTCGTTCTCGGCCCGGGTGAACTGCATGATCTTCTTCCTGCTGTGCAGGTTGAGGTCGAGGGCGGCGTCGAGGCGCCCGGTCTGCCGTGCCTCGAAGTAGGCGCGTTGCCACATGGGGGTGACGATCTGGTCGAAGGCGTCGCGGGCTCCGGAGAGCCAGACGAGGCGTTCGATGGGGTCCTTGGGGGGGTCGGTCAAGTCGATCTGCATGAGACCAGACTACGCTACAATGGCCCATGCTCACCGATGATGAGAGAGAACGGTTCTGGTCTTGCATAGACAAGACTAGTTCCTGCTGGTTGTGGACTCCGGTGTCGAACGCCTTCGGCTACGGGGTGTTCAGGCAACGCGGGGGTGGGGCTGCCTACGTCCATCGGATCGCCTACGAGGAACTCGTCGGCCCGATCCCACCGGGCTGGACGATCGACCACCTGTGCCGGGTCAAGCGGTGTGTGAATCCTGCACACCTGGAACCCTGCACGCGGGCCGAGAATGCGCGCCGGAACCGGGTCCAGCCTACGCTGTTCTAGGGTACTTGCTTCGAGACCTGAAAGGGTGATAGAATAGGGGGAACACCGGGGGACATGACGGCAACTGTCGGTGGCCGATGCTCTAGTAACTAGAGACCCCCACGAGTCGGAACGGACCACCAATGCCTCTCACCAGCAAACAGTTCGACACCCTCCGCCGACCCTTGAACGGCACCCGAGTCGCCAAGCGGAGCCAGGGCGGCAAGACCCTCTCCTACCTGGAATCGTGGGATGTCCGAGCCCACCTGATCCGGATGTTCGGGTACGCCAACTTCGACATCGAGACCCTCGACCAGTACCTCGTCGGGATCAGGGAGTATGAGTCCACCGGCGACACCCCGAAGCCGATGGTGGAGTGCATCTGGTTCGCCAAGGTCCGGCTCACCGTCCGTGACGACCTGGGGTTCCGGTTGTGCCGGTACACCGAGTCGGCGGTCGGCTCCACCTCCGGCCCGGCCAGCATGGTCGGCGAACACCACGACAACGCGATCAAGACCGCCGCCTCGGATGCGTTGAAGCGATGCGCGATCAACCTGGGTACCCAATTCGGACTATCCCTGTACGACGACGGCTCCACCCGGGACGTGGTGAAGAACACCCTGGTGAAGCCGGTCGGCTACGAGGAACCGCCAACCCCGGAGGAAGCGGTGAAGAACCTCAACCACACCCTCGGTGCACAGCAGGTGGCCGAGGAAGCCCCGGTCGCTCCGGTGGAGGCGTGATGTTGACGTTCACCGACGTGGTCGCCGACCCGAGGGAGTACCTGCCGTTGCAGAAGCGGCACTGCCGCCGTCTCGGGGACCACGACCACCACCTGTGGATGGGGCAACGACACATCGACTACCCCGGGCCACTGACCTACTGGTGTTCCGGGACCATGATCGTGGAGGGAGGACACGGTGGACAGCCGTGAGGAACGGATCGAGGACTACCGCCGCCGCGCCGACGCCGACATCCGGACGGTGCTGCGAGAGTACGGGATCACCCCCGAAGAGAACGACGACGGCTACTTCTACGACTCGCTGGTCGAAGCCCTCGTGGAATGTCAGATGCACCCGATTGAGCACCTGGTACTAGAACTCACGACATGATCGAACCCCCGGCCACCATGAACCCCGACGAGCAGGCGCTCGCGGAAGCCGTGTACGCCGCGATCCAACAGTCCGCGAACTACTCCGAACGGAGCCAACAGTCCGCAGACTTCCGCATGGGGATCAGCGACCTCGGCTGGTGTTCGGAGAAGGTGCGCCGGATGATCGCCGGGATCCCGGAGCCGGTCACCGACAAGTTGCAGGCGTTCATCGGTACCGCCCTCGGAGACCATGTGGAAGCCGCCTGCCTGGCACAGTGGCCGGACGCGATCCGGCAGCCCGAGGTGTCGGTGCTGCTGCACGGCGACGGCGGTAACTATGAGGTCGTCGGTCACCCGGACCTGGTCCTCCCCGACGGCCGGGTGATCGACGTAAAGACGGTCCGTGGCTTGCAGTCGGTGAAGCGGACCGGCCCGTCGAGGCAGCAACAGTTCCAGCGGCACTGCTACGCCCTGGGCGCCTACCAGGCACACCTGTTCGACCCGAGCATCACACTGGCGGACGTGCAGGTCGCGAACGTGTGGCTGGACCGGGCCGGGGACGAACGTGAGGCGTTCGTGCAGATGGAGCCGTTCGAGCAGAACATCGTCTACGAGGCCGCGATGTGGCTCGACGACGTGGTGTACGCCTACCTGCACGAATCTGAGGCGGCGAAGGAACCGGCCCGTGAGGTGTGCGCGAAGATGTGCGGCCACTTCGCCACCTGCCGGGCGCTGGACACGGACGTGGAGGGACTGCTCACCGACAACGAGGTGCTGGTGGCGGTGGATATGTACCGGGACGGGTTGGCATTGGAGAAGGAAGCCGCCCGGTTGAAGGATCAGGCGAAGGCGGCACTGACCGGGGTGTCAGGGTCGACCGGGAAGTTCACCCTCCGTTGGGTTCATGTGAACCCGACCGAGGTCTCCTACACTCGTGCTGGGTACGAACGTCTCGACGTGCGTCCTGTGAAGTAACTCTCCCCTCACGACCGGCCCCGCCATTCTCCTGTTGTCCCCCGACAGCGGCGGGGCCGGTCTCTATGTGTCCCCCGACATCTAGTAACTAGAGAAAGGACGAAACGTCATGGGTCCGAACGACGACGAACCCCCGGATGAGAAACTCCCGATACTTCCCTACCCGGATCGTCGAGCCGGACAGTCGTCGGGCTGGTCGGGTTCCGACACCTCCCGGGATCGAGCGGAACACGACGACTCAACCGGTGTCACCACAGAGCGACAACGGATGGTGCTCACGATGCTGGAAGATGCGCGAGTACGCGGGCTGACCTGGAAGGAACTGGCCGACCAGGCGGGGTGGCACCACGGGCAGGCGTCCGGCGCGCTGTCGGTGCTGCACCAGGTGGGCCTGATCGAACGACTCGCCGAACGTAGACACCGCTGCCACCCCTACGTGCTCCCGATCTGGGTGCTGGGCCGGGAGACCCAGCAGTTCAAGGTCCGCAAGGGACCCACGCTCCATCAAGCCTGGGGACAGGGATGGGACGCCCGGGATCGAGGTGTCGAGAAGGAACTCAATCCGTACGACAACAACTAGGAAAGGAACATCATGGCCACCTTCACAGGATCCCCACGCTGCATCGGGTGCTTCCGGCACCCGGCGCAGATCCCCGAGTACGTCGATGCCGCCGGAGACATCGGCATCAGCCCGGATCAATACGTCCGGGAAGAGGAAGGCACCTTCAACCAGACCAACGGCCACTTCACCTGCACCTCCTGCTACATCGCGATGGGGGAACCCTCAACGCCGTACGGGTGGGTGGCGCCATGAGTGAGGAGACCGAGACCCTACAAGAACTACTCCGCGAAGCGCACGAGGTCCTGAAAGATCTGCGCGCCGCCAACAAGGAAGCCCGACGCCTGGTGGACGCGATGCCGTCACTGGTGAAGGAGGCTGTGGGTGCGCTGATCCTGGAAGCCGCGAACAGTGAACTCGTGGCCTACCACGAGGCGATGGGGAGAGCGATCGACACAGCCACCACCAGGGTGTACGACCGGTTCGACCAACTCGGGAAGATGCTGCTCGGCGAGACCGCGAAAGCGAACGCGATCCTCGAAGAGACCTCCATGGAGAACCACATCCGGGCGGTTCGGAAGGTGATCGAGGATCGAGGGATCGGCTCATGATCCCGGTGCTGCTGGTGCCCGCATCCGGGCTACTGCAGGTGACCTACCACGACCTGCCGTTCGACCTGCCCGACATTCTGGCGGGCGAGAACCTGGTCGGGCAGGTGGTGGCGCTGGCCACCAAGTTGGACGACCGAGAGTTCCGGGTGGTCTGGTACGCCAACACCGGCCCCCCCAACGAGAGAGCCAGGGCGGTGTTCGCGTTCCTCACCGGAGCACATCTGCTCTTCACCGGCCCGGTGGGATTCGTCGACCTTCCCCCCGAAACTGTGACCGGAATCGTGGCCGACCTATCAAGGGAGCAGTAATGGAGTGGATATGGGGCACAGCGGTGGTGCTGTGGATGATCGTGGCGTTTGTAGTGGGCGTGATCGTCGGCCGGGTCGGGCAGTGGGCTCGACTCCATCAAGTCGAAGCGAAGATCCGACAGTTGGCGAACGAGGTCCACACCAACGCCCTCTACGAGACCGACGGACGGCTCCCCGCAGAGTGGATGGTCGACCGGTTGGACTGGATCAGCGGACAGGACTTCCGGTGACATGGGCAGCAAGCGACCCACCGAATGGGAGCAGAAACAACTGGTGTTCCACTGCCACTACTGCGGCAAGGACCCCGGCGAATGGTGTGTCACCAAGACCGGGAACCCGGTGCAGTGGCTGCACGGGGACCGGCACTACCAAGCCAGAGACCACTTCGTCCAATTCCCCACCCTAGGAGAGAAGGAGACACATTGAGGTGCCGACTGTGCAGCGGTCTAGGGCTCGTCCTGGTAGCCGACCGAGGCGGCTACCACGTCTACCGAGGCTGCCCAGCCTGCCGTGGAAGCGGGGTGATACCTCCCCGAGAAAGTAACTAGACACACCCCCTCGTTGCTCCGTCGCTGTCGGACCAGGCGGCAACATGAGGCCAAGGACCTCCGGGTCAGTGGCCCCGAGAGTCGGTGGCCCGGGGAGGGGGGGTCGGGTTCAGGCCATGAGGCCCGGCCCCCCCGGTCTAGTAACTAGAGAGGGAGCCATGCGACACCGCGAACTCACCTTGGAGGAACTGCGCGACTGGTACGACGAATGCGCTCAGAACTACATCTACACCCGAAAGGAACGAGACCTGTGGAAACGGCTGGCGGACGAACTGCGACAACGGGTCGGACCGGCACCCGACCCAACGCGGTCGTCCGAACCCGACGAGAGCCAGACCCCGCTGTGGTGAGGGTCCTGGTCACCGGCTCCCGCACCTGGACCGACTCGATGAGCGTGTTCACCGCCCTCAACAGCGTCCTCGCCAGCCTGCCACCCGACCGGACCATGGTGGTCGTCCACGGCGCCTGCCCCCAAGGCGCAGACTGGATCGCCCACCGCTGGGTCCTCGATCACCCCCAGGTCGTCGAGGACCCGTTCCCCGCCAAGTGGTCCGCCGTCGGCCGCAGGGCCGGAATCCTCCGAAACCGCGAAATGGTCGAGGCCGGAGCCGACCTGTGCTTCGCGTTCGGGATGCGCTGCACTCGCTGCGATCCCAACGACCCCCACCACGTCACCCACGGCACCGCCCACTGCGCACGGATCGCCTGGGAGGCGGGCATCCACACCCGCCACTTCGGGACCGCCTGGTAATCAGTACAGCAAGGCGATCACCGTGCAGGTGATCGACGACAACGCCATAGGCTCCCCGTCGTCCAGCCGGTACGCCGTCCCCATCAGAGCACTCCCCTCCGGGGCCAGAATCACCGCAAACGGCACCGGGTTGGTGCCCGGTCCACCCGGCGCGGTGGGCTGGGCGATCGCGGTGATCACCCCCGCCCGACCCGCCAGATCGGCCGCCGAGATCGCCTCGAACACCCCCACCGAGTCGGTGATCTGGTCGACGTTCCGGACCATGAACGTGACCCGTTGGTTGCCGGTGTACGGACCCGACAACTCGAACATTTCCTGCCCGGTCATCGCGAACAGGAACAGCCCCGCCGGGCTCCATGCGGACCCCGTCCAGTAGTCGATCTGACCCGGGTTCGAGCCCAGGATGGTCAGCGCGTTCTGCACCGGCGCCGGGGTGGCGGCGGTCCGCGCCGTGGCATCCGCGAACCGCCGCACGACCGAGTTCATTCCATCATCCGACAGACCCAACCCCGAGGCCCCGGTCGCCAACAGGCGGCCGGGGTCTTCGCGTACCTGCAGCGGTGCCCCACCGGACCCGTCCCCCGTCAACGACGTATCCGTGGTGACCGACCCGGCTGACGCCGTCGTCGGGGCACGGGGGGTCCACTGACTGGTCGCCGAATCCCAACCCAACACCTGAGCGTTCGTGGGAGCGGGCGCGTTCACGTCCGGCAGGTCGTTCAACGTCGCGGTAGCCGCGTAGGTCACTTCCAACGTGAAGGGGGACGCCGTGGTCCCGGCCCCGGTCAACGTCAGATCGAACGTGTCATTGTCGTCGACCGCCAACTCGAAGTCCCCGGCGATCACGAACGGGTCGGCAGACGATCCGGTGCCCAGCACCTCGATATGAGGCCCGCCCTCGATCACGCACGAGCAGGTCGCCCCTCCACAGCACCTAGGCATAGCAGCCTCCTATATCGCCCGGATGATGAACCACAGCGCGATCCACGGCGGCAGTCCTTCGGATGCGTTCTCGGTGTTCCCGGTCACTGCGGTCGCGAACGTCTGAGTCCCGGTGGTTCCCGTCGCGCCAGCCGGGTTCCAGGCCATGTTCGTGGTGTAGGACGCCCCCGAGAATCGCCGGGAGGCGATCACGCCGCCCGCGTACTGAGCAATCAGCGCCCGAGCATTGGCCTCGTCGAGCGGGTGAGTGTGGGTGTCCGCGCCCCCGGTGGAACCGGCGGCCTTGGTGCCCGAGCAGATCGGGAACCTGTCGGTGAAGTTCGGCAACGTGGTGCCGCCCAGGTGCACCGCCAGATCCGGGTACAGCCCACCGTCGAACGTGGAACCGTCCAGCGGCAGCCACCCGTACGGAATGTCGATCTTCGCCCCGAACCACATGATCACTTCACCGATCACATGGGTGTCGCCGCCACCACCGCCACCCGATGACTCCGGCACGGTGACCGTCACTTCACCGGTGTCGCCGGGGGTCGCGGTCACCCCGCCGCCGACGAAGTTGATCGTCACCACGCCAGAGCGGACCGTGACACCTTCGTCCTCAACCGCCAGGTTCACCCCGGTGGGGACCATGTCCACCACATACGGATCGGTGGCGGTACCGGTCCCCGAGACGACAACCCCATCCCCGCCAGCGACCACACATGCACACGAGTCAGAGGCGCAACCACAACGTCTACTCGGCATCACGCCTCCCGGGTTCACACCGTCCTGGCTCGCGATCTGAGTCAGGGGCCCTGACTCGACCGGCCGTTCCGCAGGGTTAGCGTCTCACACTTCTACAGCACAGCCCGGATGATGAACCCGATTGCCACCCACGGCGGCATGATGCTGATGGGGTTGCCGGTGGCATTGATCGTGGTCCCGGTGTTCCCGACGAAGGCCGGGACGTTCACCGAGTGAACATGCGCCCCGGCGTTCGCGACCGGTCCCGCACCCCAGGTGGCACCCCCGGCACCCCGCCGCACGTTCGAGGCGGACCCGTCGTTGTCGGCCAGCGACAACTCGTGATCGTGGGCTCCGGCCGAGGAACTGTTCACCGCCGGGTGGTCGTGGTTCATCGTGTGCGTGTGTGGCGGCAGGTTCGTCACCTGGATCTGCTGGGTTTCCGTACCACCCGGGTCACCATTGATCGGCCGGGTCGCCGACGCACCGATCGGGAACCGGTCCATCAGGTCGGGTAGCGCGAAGTTGGTGATCCCGTCGCCACCGAAGTTGGTGCCGATCACGGCGTACAGGTCCGAATAGTCCGCGATCAACAGCACCTGCCCGTCGCACAGCAGCCACCCGGCGGGAGGGGTGGCGGATCCGTACATCCAGATTGTGCCGGGCGGCACCGGCACCTCGGCAGGACCACCGGTCGCCCCAGGGATGGTGACTACCGCCTCGTCGGTACCGGGAGTGACGGTGACCCCGGCGCCTCGGAAGTCCAGGCCATGTACCTGAGTGACCACGTTCGCGTTGTTCACCTGCACGTCGATGCCGGTCTCGATATCGACGAGGGTGTTGGTGATCACATAGGGGTTCCGGTCCGACCCGGACCCGTTGACGCTGATCCCGTCGCCCGCCACCACAGTGCAGGAACACGAGTCCGACGCACATCCACACCGACGAGCCATTCCAACCTCCCGGGTTCACACCGTCCTGGCTCCACCCTCGACTGGCTGTCGGAGCGGCCGTCATCCGTGCTCAGCGTCCCATGGCCAGGGTCTAGTTACTAGAGAATCAGTCCTTGATGATCCAGTTCAGCGCCATGAACGAGGACCCTCCACTGCCCGAGGTGCTGCCGCCCGACGAGGTGATACCGCCGGTGATGGTGTGCCCGTGTTGACCGTCGGCGGAACCGACCAGTCGCCCAGCCGACCCGGTAACGGTGGTGGTGTTGACCCGGTTCAGGTCGGTCTGGCTGGTCCCGTAGTTGTCGGTGTGGGTGTGCGCCGGGGTGGTGTGGGTGTGGGCGCGGCTGCGGACGTTCTCTGCCTGCCCGTCGTTGGACAGGAGCGCGTGCAGGGTGCTTGCCCCTACCAGGACCCGGCCTCGTAGGTCGGGGACACCGAACGTCGTGGTGCCGTCACCGCCGAAGGTGGTACCCAGCAGCGCACCGAGGATGGGGTGATCGGCGATGTTGAGGACCGCACCGTCGCACAACAGGTAGCCGGAAGGAGCCGAGGCGAGCGGCCACGCCTTGATCTCTCCGGTGACCGTGGAGGACCCGGACGCAGGCACGGTCAGAGTGGAGGCAGAGTTGTCGAGGTACAGCGACCCGGCGGAAGCGGTGTCGAAGTGAATCGTGAATCGCCCGAACAGGTGTCCGGTCGGGATCAGGAAACTGCCTCGGCATCGCTGGTAGGCGCCGCCGCCGGGCAGCGAGTAGGTGCGGGACTGGACCGTAGAGGTACCGGAGAAGAACTCGCACCCCGCCGAGGTGGGGGCGGTGATGAGGCCGATGTAGGCGTTGGTGGTGACACTGGCCTTCATGTCCATCTCGAAGGTCACCACGTTGCCGGGTTGGCAGTCCCACACCGTGGTGGAGTGCAGTCGAGCGATCCAGGCGCCTGCGGCCTTGGTCAACTTCATCGCATACAGACCCTCGGTCTTCTGAGAGGTCTCCTGAGCGCCGGTGGTGGAGTCGTCGTTCCAGAAGAGGGTCCAGCCGGGCGGGCACGGACCGATGAGCACCGGGGTGCCGTTGTTTGAGTTGGCCCAGGTGCCTTCCAGTCCGGGGTTCTGGTGGATCGCCGCGATCGGTGGGATGAGAAGGCGCTCGACACCGTCGTCCCCCATCACGTAGGGCAGACCGTCCTTGAAGTAGTAGACACCGGTCCCGGACGCCGGAGTGGTCGGGCTGACCGCCTGCTCGGTCATCGCCAGCGGATCGCTGAGGGTGGCGAGTTTCGCGGAGGTCACCACGTCGTCGGCCAGGTCGACGGTGGCGATGGCGCCGTTGGCGATCTTGGCCGAGGTGACCGCACTGTCGACCAGTTCGGCGGTGTTGATCGCGTTGTCCGCCACCTTCGCGTTGGTGATCGCGTTGTCGGCGATCGTCGGGTTCGGGTAGGTGCCGGTGAGGTCACCGCCAGCGGGACCGGAGGGGGCTCCGCCGGTACCAGTGATGTCAACTTCGACGCCGTCCGCGACACCGGTGACCGTCACCGAACCGGTGAAGTCCAGGGATTCGGCGTCCGCGAGGACCAGGACACCTTCGTTGTACACATCCACCCCGCCACCCCCGCCGCCACCGGTGGCCTGAGTCCAAGCGAGGTACTCGCGGCTGCCGTCTTCGTGGGTGTGGAACGCCCGGGTGTAGAACGCCGGGTCCGGAGACGGCTCTTCGGTGGTGGTGACGTACTCCCAGACCCGCTGCAACCCCTCACCGAACGGGGTCGACTGGACAATGCCCATCCAGTTCTTGGTGTCGTCGGGGGAGTTGATCACCTGGTTGGCGATCGAGTAGAAGTGTCCGCCAACGATCGGCCCGTCGGCGTTCCAGTCGGCGACCTCGGTGGCGTACGCCCGGAACCCCGGCCCCACCACATCCTCGGCAGGTCGCGGGGTGGCGCGGCGTTCCTCATGCATCAGCCGCTTCTCAATGTCCCGCATCCAGTCGCTCATGCTGATCGTCGGACGCCAAGAGTTACTCACCGCCATGGCGTCACTCCCCTATCCCACCGGACAGATCCGGGTCGTCGTCTCCACCGTGGGGAGCCGGGGACATGATGATTCGGACCGCCTCCTGACCCCCCACCTCTTCCACCGTCACCTCGTCCAACTTCTGCCACTGCGCGAACTGCCGACAGGTCAGCGTGGCCCGCAACGGAATCCACACCCCGGGGATCAACTGGTTGATGCTCAGGTTCACCTGCGGACTCAGGGCGGAGTTGTCGGGCACCCGCACCACCACCGGAACCGGGTACCGGTCAGCGATGTTGCGGACCGCCTGCTTCCGCAGCGAAGAGACCAGCGCGTCCCGCTGACGCGGGGTGAGCGCATCGGTGGATACCGCCGCACCCTCCTGCTCGCCGTACGACGACGCCACCATCTCCACCGGCCCATAGTCCTTGAACCAGTTGTTGGCGTTGTGGTTCAGCGGGTAGGCAACCCCGGCAATGCCGTTGTTGTTGGTGACCGCGAAGAAGTTCGACAACTGCATCCCGTACTCGGTGACGATCACCGGGTCGGAGAAGTCGTTGTCCCGCATCTCTGGTAGCCGCCCAATCATCCGGTGCGTGTCCCAATACACGATCCGGCGCCCCACGGTGGTGTAGTCCAGCCCGGCGGTCGCCGCCAGGTCGTCGATCTCTTCCCAGGCGGTCCGGGAGTAGTCCGGCACGATCCGGGACTGGACCGCGTCGTCGTCGTACCGGATCGCGGTGACGTAGGGGAGCACGTTCGGGTCCTGGTAGGCGAGCGCATTCAAGGTGATCTGCAGCGCCCGGTCCACCACCGTGTTCAGGCCGATGATCGTGTACGGTCCGCCGCCGGTGGAGGGAAGCGGCTTCGGGGGAGACTTCGGGGTCAGGTCGATCCGCCGGTAGGAGTCGTTGTAGCCCTGCCGCATCACCCGGCGATACAGGTAGGCCATGACATCCTTGGCCTCTATCTCGACGCTGGTCGACGTGTAGGTGATCCGGGTGATCGGCCCCTCGAACACCCGATCCCCGTCCCGGAACACCACCAGTTCGTGCGCCCAGGACTGCAGGCTGCCGAGCAGTTCACAGCAGTCCTGATCGAACCCGTTGGTGTCGACGATGCAGTTCGCGATGTCGTCGCGCTTCCGACCCCACAATACCCGCACCAGGGGCTTGATCTCACCCCGAAGCACCTGACCGCCCCGGTCGTAGACGAACACCCGATGGTGGCCGCAGCCCAGCGCCCCCGCCGGACGAAGGTCCTCGGCGAGCGGCGGTTCCGTGATCGCCGAACCCGGCTCGGTCGCAGCCACAAACAGACCGGACTCCGACCAGCCGGACGGCGTCTCCACGTTGTGGTCGCTGTAGGTGCGGATCTGCCACTCGTACAAGAACCCGGCCTGGAACCGGTTCCCGGGTACCTCCCACTGGTTCACCACCCCCGGGGTGACGCCGTCCCCGAACAACGTCGCCCAGCCACCGGCATCTTCTTCGGTGGCATCCGGGCCGGAGGTCCCCACCACCCGCCACCGGATGTCGGCCTGCACCTGTGTGTCGGTGGGGTCCGGGTCACGGAACTTCCAGGTGAACAACACGTTCTCGTTCACCATCACCGCCGTCCCGATCCCGCCGACCGGGGACAGCAGTTTCGGTGGCGTCGACACTCCCCGAATGAAGAACGACCGGACCAGCGGCCACTCCGAGGCCGCGTTCTGTTCGTCCCAGGCCCGCACCGTCCAGTAGTAGTCAGTGTTCGCCCGCAGCGTGTTCGCGGGGAGGTTGTGGAACGTGTTGCGGCCAGCGTTGCCGCCCTGGGGCGCCTTCCTGGGCACATAGGTCCAGTCACTGTCGTCGGTCCGGTACCGGACCCAATACTTGGCCTGCTTGGCTCCCCCATCCGGGTCGGTGAACCGCCAGTCGAACAGGATCTCCTGGTTCTCGTCGTACTCGGTGTTCTCGACCGGGGTCACCAACTCCACCGACGGGTTCCGGTTCGTCCAGAACGACACTGAGGTGAAGTTCTTGGACCGTTGGTCCCGCCACCCGATCGTCCACAACCGCACCCGGTAGAAGGTGTTCCTCTTCAACCCGGTGAGGCGTACCCCTTCCCGCCGTGCCTGCTGCCCCCACTCGGAGGCGACGGTCTTGATGGTCTTGAAGTTGTTCGACGAATACTCGGCCTTCAACCGCACTCTCTGCCCGGCGTTCGGGTCGTCGATCTTGGCACTGATGTTCACCACACCGGTGGACTTGGTGACCACCGCCTGGGTGTCCTTCTTGCCGTTGACCTCCACATCGGTGGGAGGGTGCGGCCGATTCTTCCCCGCCATTTACGCCGCCCTGGCGTACAGCGACAGCCCCACCCCGGGTGGGGTGGCGGTTTGCGGCAGGTCCACGGTCACGATGTAGCCGAAGCCGCAGGACAGCACCGGCCACTCGAACGGCTTCCCGTCGGTGCTGAACACCAGCGAATCCGCTCGCCGCTGCCCGGTGCCGCCGGGACCCTCCACATACACCAACTGGTCAGACCCGTCGATCACCAGGGTCTCCCCGGCGGGCACGTAGGACACCACGATGTCGCCGCAGTAGGCGCACACGTCGTCGTTGATGTCGTTGTCACCGTCCACATCCGCGTAGAACCGCAGCCGCAGGTTCCGCACCTCCACCACGCCCGGAGCGGATATCTCGATCTTCGGCACCACCTCACCCCACAGCGGAATGAACTCCTGGGGGATGGTGAACTGGCGGCGCTTCCAGTTCTTTGGCGGCGTGTAGCAGCCCAACGGCACATCCACCGGCGCCGGGGGCACGACGAACGCCGGGCAGGCCGGGTCGAACACCGGCACATTGTCGACCGGGATGCACCCGGTGTCGTCCACGATCGGGCCGTCCATGTTCACCATCCCCGGCGGGTCGCAGACGAACGGATCGTCGACCAGACCGAACAGTTCCACGATCGGGGTCTCCGCGCCGAACTCCCACGGGTTCCCGGCCACCGCAGTCATCGTGGCCGTCCACACCGCACTGCCGTCAGAGGTGGTCCGCTTCGCGGTGATCGTGGGTCCGCTGTTGAACACCACCCGGCGCAGCGACCGCTCATAGGGAGTCAGACAGTCCAGAATGTCCAGCAGACTCCCCTCCCCCTCCCAATCCACGATCGGCTCACAGGACAGGTAGCAGAGGTCCTCACCGGCACAGGCTTCGCTGACCTGGGTGCCACACGCAGCACCCAGCAGCAGCCGACGGAGCCACCGAGCCCCGTACTCGACCGCACACTCGTTGTCGCCGACCAGCGCCACGTTGAACACCACCGTCTTGGTGGTGTGCCGGATCCGCCCCACCGTGCCACCGTCAGAGATCGACTCGACGACTGTTCCGGATCGGGTGGAGTCCTCCAACCCGGTCACGTCCAGCGGATACACCCCGAAGAACCCGTACGACTCGGGAGCATCCGGGTCAGTCCACGGCGCCGGGTCCAGCAGCGGTGACCGGTACTGCTCGCCGAGCATCGGCCCCAGGTCGGTGTTCCCGATACAGCCGCGCAGCCAGTAGGCACCCGCCTGGACGGCGTACGCCTCGGTGCGGGTGGCGTTGATGAACTCCTGCCCGGCGTAGGTGAAGTACCCGTTCCACGCCATGGGGGCTCCCCCCTTTCTGTCTAGTAACTAGAGTCAGTAGCCCACCGCGACCAGCCGGTTCACGGTCTCGGTGGCGACCGCCCTTGGGTCCTCGGTGGGAGTGATCACGGTGATGTCGATGGGCCGGTCGGCGATCCCCCCGGACGCCATGGGGGTGGGCGGCGCCATTCCCTGAGCGATTGCAGACAGCCACCGGACCGCCGGGTCCACCTGGGAGAGCGGCCGGTTTAGCGGGACTACGGCCTCGGGTCCTTCCTCGCCGATGATCGACAGTTCGGGACCGTGAGTGATGTGCCCGATCGCCCAGGAACCACCACCACCGCCACCGCCCGGGTGGGGACCGGCCGCCAAGTTCCGGAGCGCCCCAGCGATACCACCGGTCGCGCCCAGCCGGGGAATGATGTCGACGAACACATCACCGATCTCGCTGGCGATCTTCGAGCCGAGTCCGGAGAAGTGCGAGGCGATGGTGTCCAGGTCGGGGATCTTGAAGATGTTCGCCAGGTCGAACTTCCCGATCGCCCGACCCACCGCTGCCGCTCCGTCCCGGAACTTGTCGGCGATCCAGGAGATCGCGGGGATCTTGAAGATGTCCTTGATGTCGAACTTGCCGATCGCCTTGCCGACCGCTGCCGCTCCGTTCTTGAACTGGTTCGCGATGTAGGAGATTGCCGGGATCTTGAAGATGTCCTTCAAGTCGAACTTGCCGATCGCCTTCCCCACCGCAGAGGCGGCGTCCTTGAACTGGTTGGCGATGTAGGAGATCGGCGGGAACTTGAAGATGTTCTTCAAGTCGAACTTGGGCAGTTTGATGTTCCGGAGTTGCTCGAACGCCTGCCGGAACGGCCGGGTCAGCCCGTCCAGGATCGACCGCCCCAGGTCGCCCAGACTGTCGAGAATGTTGCCGAAGTCGATCTTCCCGATCGCCTCCGCCAGTTCCCGCACCGCCACGATCGGGAGGTTGAACAACTCGAACAGGTTGAGGCCGGTGAGTTTCTCAAACTGCTCGTTCAGTTTGGCGAACGCCCCGATCACGAACAGCAGTGGACCGAGCACGATCTGCAACACACCCGCCATGGTCTCGAACGCCCCGACCAGTTCGCCGGTCAGTTCCACGATGTCATTGAGCGCCTTCCGGTTCTCCTCGCTGTCCAGTTCGTCGAAGAACTCGATCAGGTCTTCGGCAAGGTGACCGAGCGACACGGCCAGGTCTTCGGCCTGCTGGAACCAATCTTCGAGCGCCTTCTGGCCTTCGGGGCTGGTGATCCAGTCGGAGAACTCCTGGATCTTCGCGGTCATCCGGTCGAGGATGTCGATGCCGCGTTCGTTGCCGGAGTCCAACAGTTTGAACAGTGCCTCGGTGGCCGCCCCCAGGAAGTCACCGAGAGCGGCGGCGGAGTCTCCGGCCTTGTCGAAGAACTCCCGCAACTGCCGCTGCCCGGCGGCGGAGTTCGCCCACTCGTTGAACTCCCCGGTGATGTCCTCCAACCAGCCGAGGAACCGCTCGGTGAGCGGGATCATCGCCCGGAACACCCCGGCCATACCGCCGAGCGCGTTACTGAACGAAGTACCTAGGCTCTCCACCGCGCCGGGCAGGAACTCCCCCACCTGGCGACCGAACCGCTCCCAGGCGGGAGATTCCAGGTCGGCCATGAAGTCGTCAAGGACCCGGCCCATCGCATCGCCGACATCGCGGACGACCGGCTCTAGTCCTTCCAGGACCCGAACGAACCCGTCGACGTTCTTGACCAGGTGAGGGCCGAATGATTCGGCTGCGGCGTCGCCCAGGTCACTGAAAGCCTCCCCGACCGGCTCCAACTTGTTCTTCTGCGCATCCGACAGGTTGGCGATCGCCAATGCCAGAGTGCCGATCCCGAAGGTGACCGGAACGAGGGCACCGGCGACGGCACCGGCGGCGCCCACCAGGCCGAAGAAGCCCACCGAGATGAGCGCAGTGAGAATGCCGAGCAGTCCGGAGGCGGCGGCGGTCATCAGACCCAGCCCCAGGGTGACCGCCGCCAAGCCAGCCACCAACGCCGGGATGGTGGTCACGAACCCCGGCAGCACTCCGCCGCCACCGAACAATCGGTTGAGACCCGGCAGCGACTCCAACAGGCTCACGAACCGACCACTCAGATCGGTCAGGCCCCGGGTGATCACCCCGATGATGTTGATGAAGTCGTTCCGGGCACCGCGACCGAACGCTCGACCCATCGAGTCACTGAAACGATCGGCGTCCTCCCGGCTTCTCTTCCAGGTGGTGGACATCCGGTCCAGTTCGGTCCGCCAGAGCCGGGTCGACGTGGTCGCTTCCCCGGTGGACTTGGTGATTGCCTTCAGCGACTTGTTGGCCCCTTTGAGGCTGGGGTCGAGGTCGCCCAGTTCCTTCCGCAGTTCCTTCGAGGAGGCAATCAGGGCGTTGGTGGCCGCGTACTGCTTGTCGTAGCCCTTCGTCAGTTTGGCGATCGAGTTGGTGATCCGGGTGATGCTGCCCTTGATCGCCCGAGCGCCGTAGTCGTGCTTCTTCGCCTCCGCAGCGAGACGCCGCGACAACTCTTCGGTGAACCCGTCGGAGAACTCGTCCCCGGCCTGCCGCCCGGCCTTCTTGAACGCGGGGCCGCTCTTCTCGACCTCCTGCTCGACGGACTGGTCGAACCCCTTGCCACTGGCGAGGATCCGCACATAGGCGGTGCCGATGTTCTCTCCACCGACAGGCATGGGTCAGCCCTTCTGCTGCTGGTGCATCTGCATGGTCGCCAGGAAGTCGGCGCCCTCCTGCTCAATCTGCCGGTCGGTGACCCGGACCTGGCCTTCCAGCGGATCGTTGAGCATCTGATCCCACCTTTCCCGGCCCTCGGGATTCATGTGCTGTACACACCAGGCGTAGACACAGTTCAGGAACTTGCGGGGCCCGATCGTGAAGAGGTCGACTTGGTAGTACGCGGCTTCGACTTCCGCCCACCGCTCTGCCGCGATTGCGTAGAGACGGAGGGCGACCTGGTAGGGCGGCCGGACCATTCCTCCATCAGCCACATGATGATCTCTTCGACCTGCTCTAGTTTGAGCGGGTCCGCTCGGTCCATCAGCCGGTTCACCACGTAGGAGTGAGAGTCCTCGTCGAGCACGGCGACGAAGAAGTCGATCACCCCGGCCATCTTGGTGATGTCGGAGGTGTGTCGCCCGAGCGCGGCCATGGTCATCGCGATCTGGCCGTCGGTGGGGGTGTATGCCTTGCACTCGTGCCCATCGAGCATGAACAGCAGAGGTACGTCCTCGTCGTCCGGGTGCTGTTGCTCGATTGCGGTGGTGAATTCCTTCGTTGGACTCAACTCCCTAGGTGGCGCCACGTACGCCCGGTGACGGCGTGGCGGATAGTGACAGGCGAGACGCCGTAACGTTCGGCGATCGCCACGGAGGTCTCTCCGGACCGGTGGGCCTGGCGGGCTTCGAGCACCTGCTCGGCGGTGAGGCGGGCGGTGTGAACCCGCTCTCCCCGAATGCCGTGACCCCACTCGTCTCGCTCGGCCATGTTGTCTTGGTGGGTGCCCAGGTGTAGATGGTCGGGGTTGAAGCAGTCGCGGTGCTCGCACGAATGCAGGACGTGCAGGTCGCCGGGGTCACCCCGGAAGGCCACCCACGCCTCGCGGTGCACGAGAGCCGCCCGACCCTGCGACCAGATCCGGCCGTACCCGCAGGAGTCGTGGGCGCCGGGCCAGATCCAGCAGTCGTCGACCACCACTCGTCGGGCCAGCAACCTTTCCTTCATGGGGCGAGCGTAGGGAGGTGGGGCAGGGAAAGTAACTCTCTAGTTACTAGACCCCACGGATCGGGGGGAGAGCCCGGTGCCGCTTCTGGACCAGGGTGTAGCCGTCGGTGAGGAACGGGTTCTTCTTCTGGCCATGCACCCGCATATAGAACCGCTGGGAGAACGCCCCGGTCGCGGGCAGCGGCATATACAGACCGGTCTCCAACTCGGTGGCGGTGAACTCGCGACCCTTGATCCAGGCGTCCACCTGTCGCTTGTTCGCCCAACCCAGGTTCGTGTAGATGTACCGCTTCCCCTGATAGGCGGTACCCCCCAGCACGTAGGTCGCGTACGGCGCCTCGGTGCCTCCGGCCATGAGGAAGATGTTGAAGTCCTTCGGTCCGGGCTGAGTGGCCACTCCCTTGATGCTGCGGTTCAGCCGCCCGGTTCCAGGCCGGGGCCACCGGGCGTTCCGACGCCGGGGAGGCGCGAATCCCTGTGCCGCTTCCTTCAACTCCCGGGCGGTCCGTCGGACCCACCGGTTCACATCCCCGCCGGGCGCGAACAGTTGCGCCGAGTGCAACTCGATGAGTTCGAGGTTGGAGACCACGACGCCGACCATCAGACCCCCATGCTCAGCACGAACGCGCCACCGACCAGGCCCCCCTCGGGGCCGAGCGGGGTGTACTGGCCGAGGATCAGATCACGGGGATTGATCGCGTCGCAGCAGTAGACGGCCTTCCGGATCAGCATGGCGTCGGCGATCGCGAGTTGCGCGGCCTCATGGAGTTCCTCGGGGGTGGGGCCTTCCCGTTCGGTGCCGACACTGATGCACCGGAGGATGCCGAGTTCCACATCCATGCCCAGGCCCACGTCGCAGTTCCCGGGTTGGGTGAACGCCGCCCCGACCCCATTCGACGGGTACAGGTTGGTCATCCGGACCCAGGCGATCCCACACTTGCTGTCGCAGTCCCCGGCGTACTCGACCGGAATCGCCTCACCGGGCACGATCCCGCAGAAGCACACGTCCGGGACCCCGTTCTCCGGGTCCTGGATCTGCGCGCACAGGCACGCGGCCAGCAGGGTCAGCCGGTCGTAGGCGGGGTTCTCGTCATGCAGGGTCACCGCATCACCCGGGGACTAGGCCGGTCCGGCGACCAGACCGAGGCGCGCTGCCGGAGCGCCTGCGGGTTCCACAGGCTGATGAACACGTCCACCTCCCGCAGCCCGGTCATCCCGTTCGGGAACGCCCCGGTCGCCACATCGAAGGTGACCCCCTGCCGGGCGACTGCGGTCACCGACGACGGCAGCCGACACTTCGCCCCGGTGCAGGCTTTCGCATATTCGTTGGCGAGCACCCCGGCGGCGTACGCACCGAGTGCATCCACCGGGTAGGAATTGAGGTATTCGACCGCGAACGCACCCTCGGCACCCACCGGGGCGGTGAGGTCCTGGCAGGTGGGCCAGGGGCAGTCACCGGCGCCGGTCCACACCAGAGTGGACCCGTCCACCCGGTAGTCGGTGGACGGCAGCACCGTAGCGCCGAGGGTGACCGCGTAGATCTCACCGACCGGGGGTGGGAGGGAGACCTCGCAGAGTGTGACGCAGGAACAGTCGGTAGTGCAGCCGCAGGAGTTGATCCACACCCCGCCCCAGTTCTGAGGCCAGAAGCCACCCCGCGTACCCGCCGATGCGTACCTGTCGTAGTAGGACGGCCATGACCCGGCGCATCCCTTCTTGCAGGGGCGGACCGTGATCGGGCATCCACCCACCTGATAACCAGTGAGCCGGTACAGGGTGGCGGAGGCGAGCGCCACCGCCCGGTCCCGGACTGCTTCGTCGAGGGTGTCCCATCCCTCCACACAGCCCGGGTCGATCGGCCAGGGGCAGCCACTGAACTCGGGGATCTCGGCCGTCATGGTCCTACCTTCTCAGCCGAAGGACTCGTCAGGGGATGACAACCTCCACGTAGTCGCACACAGGCTCTGGCGGTGGCACCGTGGTCAACTGCATGTGCAGGTGGTCCTTCGGGTCGATCGCTTCGAGCAGCGGGGACTCCACCGGAGGAACGGCACCGTCCATCACCACGTCGTACGGGCCGACACCCCAGTTCGAGCCGTCCTTCGACCGAGCACCCGACAGGGTGAAGTTGATCGCGTCGTTGCCGATGGTGAAGTCGCTGATCACGCCACCCTTCACGAACGGAACCAGGAAGTAGCCGTAGTTCACACCGGCACCTGGCTCACACACGGCGGTGGGCACCTGAGACCAGACCTCCAACGCGAATCCCGAGTCGCAGGCGTCGATCCCGGCGTTCATCCGGAAGCCGACCGCGTTCGGTTCGGGGGTCGTGGCGTCGAACACCGGTGTCTGGCCGGTCATGATCTCGTACAGCGCCGGGTTCACCGAGCAGAACTCCACGGTGATCTCATACCCGGTGAACTTCGGGCACGGCTCGTCGAGGATGCAGATGTCACCAGCAGCGTTGGTGACACTGATCGTGGTGCCTTCGTCGGTTTGCGCGGTGAGACCCACGGTGACGAACCCGTCGGAGACCACCGATGCCGAGGGGCCCTCGACCACCGAGCCGCACCCGTCCAGCCGGGTCACCCGCATGGAGCGGCCCCGGACCAAAGAGAAACACTTGTTACCGGGCATGTCTCACTCCTACTTCTTCTTCGCGGCCTTCTTGGCAGGGGCCTTCTTGGTGGGCGGCTTCTGCTCTTCCTCTGGCTCGTCCTTCTCGTCCACCTTCTTGGCGACCTCTTCGGGCACTAGGAACCCGGAGTCGGAGGTACGCACCACCGACTGTCCGAGCCCGAGTTCCTCCGCAGCAGCCAGCAGCAGCGTGGCGGTTTCTCCCGGGTTATCCCCGAAGGGGACCTGTACGTCGCTCATCGCTTCTCCCTCACCCGGGACCCGGGATCGAGTCGATCTTGTAGACCACACAGTCGGCAACCGCGACGTACACCCGTTCGGCGAGCACGGTGGCAACGTTGTTGGCGGTGTCGGGTACGTCCACCACCTGCTTGGCGCCCCGATAGAGGGTGACCTCACCGGTGCCGTACATCTTCAATGAGCCGTACCCGGTGCCCACCACGACCTTGGTCCCGAGGTGGGTGAAGAACTTTCCACCCTCCTGGTAGATCAGGTCATCGGCGAGCAGGAGGGTGGCGACCAGCGGTCCCATGTGGATGACACCCAATCCGGCGTAGCCGTTGCCGAGGGCCTCTTCCATCTTGCCCAGGGCTTCCGCAGCAGTGGTGGCGGTGAGCGCGGTGCCACCCGCCAGCACCGCCGCCTCGAACTGCTTCTCCACGAATCGGGACTCTCGTAGATCGAACACCCGAGACACGTTCGCCCGGACGTTCGCCGTCTCGATCACCGGCTTGCAGGCCCCACCGAGGTAGGCGACGAACGTGCTGCCGTCCACCAGAACCGGCGAGTCGAACGTCTTCGCCGGGTGCAGTTGGCCTGCGTCACACGGGTCGGCCGTCACCCTGTTGTCGAGGCAGTTCCAGGACACGAACATGTCGGCCGGATTGAGCCACGCGATCCCGTCCCGCACCTCGGCCACGTCCAGTAGACCGCCGGACCGTACCGCAGGGGTGGGGGCATCGCCGATAGGGACTCGTCCGATCTGAGCGACCGTCATGCGCCTCCTCCTTTCGATTGTGGGGGGCGAAGGCGCTCCGCCCCCCGCTCACGAATGGACTTACGGGGCGGTGACGCAGGTCAGGTCGGCGGCACCGGTACGACCGGCGGTGCAGACCGGGATCTCCAAGGCGACACCCGAACGGCACATTTCGGCGACCAGGACACCCTGCTCGAAGAACAGGCCGGTGTAGACGTTGGTCGCCAGCGACGCGGCGTCGTAGACGGCGTTCAGGTTGATCACGTCCGCCGTGCCCTTGATGTACGAACCGGCCGGGTAGACCAGCGCCGGGATGACATCGGGCCATGCGGTTGCGTCGGCGGGCAGTTCCTCCCAGTCGTAGACGTACTGCACGCTGACCCCGGCGGTCGAGAAGATCGCCGACACCGCAGCGTCGGATGCCTCCCCGCAGCAGCCGTTGCGGCGGAACATGTCGGCGACCAGCACGTCCTTCGCCCAGTGCGGCAGCACCACTTCGAGAGACTGACCCATCGGCAGCCGGTACTTCTGCCGCATGTTCGCCGCCGCCAGCAGCAGCCCTTCGAGGGTGTCACCGGAGGCGGAGCCGAGACCCGTCACCGTGACGGCCGCACCAGCCGAGGTGGCGAGCGCCGCCAGCACCTTCGCGTTCATCGCGTGCTGGTGGGCCACCATCGCTTCGGTGAGGAAGGCGTTGACCAGTTCGGGGTAGGCGGCGTTGGTGAGGATCGGCACCTTGATGCAGATACCGCACACGTCGAGGCGGACCTCGGTGAAGGACGGGCAGGGCACCTCGTAGCAGGGCTTCGTGGTCCCGGCGATCGCCTGCGCCTCGGTCTGGCAGAACCCGGCGGCGTACAGGGCGGAGAAGTCCGGACCCTGCGTGTACTTGATGCCACCCCGGGCCACGTTCACCTCGGGCAGCGACAGGATGCCGTCGGTGGAGCCACCGGCACACAGGTCGTAGATCGTCTCCGACGGTGCACACCAGCCACCGGCCGCGACCAGCGAGCCGCCGGGTAGGCGGGACTCACGGGCAGCGAGGTTGAGCACCTCCATGTCGTCGGAGTGCCGGTCGATGGTCAGTTCGGCCGGGAAGTCCAGCCGGAACGACGCGACCCCGTAGTGCTGCAGGTTCTCCGAAGAACCGTCACCGGTGGGGGTGCCGAATCCGCGCATCCGGTTCACCAGCGCGGTGCCGACCTCGGTCATGTCCGGGATCTTCGAGCCGGTCGCGAACTCGGGTACGTCGGCGGCGGCGGTGATCACGACCGGAGCGAAGGTGGGGGCGGGCTTCACGGGCCGCTTCACCTTCTTGGAGAGCGCGACCACGTTGGAGCGGGCGGCGGCGGGGACTGGCTCGTCGACGACCTCGACAACCTCCCCTTCGACGACCTCACCCTTGGGCTCTTCGGCCTCCGCCTCTTCCTCTTCTTCCTCTTCGGCCTCTTCCTCCGTCTCAGTCTCGGTGGCCTCGGGAGCGAACCGGGTACGGAGAGCGGCGGCACGGTCGGCGAGTGCGGCAGCAGCCTGCTCGCGGTTGCCCTGCTCGGCGATCAGTGCGTCCAGGTGGTCGGCGAGTGCTTCCGCCTCGTCGACCTGGGCGGCGGTGGGTGTTTCGAGTTCGGCCAGCGCAACGAACGCGGCCCGCACCTCAGCGGCGTACTCGGCCAGAGCAGCATCGTCGAGGCTGGTGAAGTTCAGGTTGAGGTCCACGAGTGGCTCCTTGGTTCGAGACTGGTCGTTGGGCGCTACGCGCACTCACCGTCACCGGGCACCAAGGCCACTGGACTAGATCTGCCAGGAGCGTACCCCCCCGACGACGGTGGAGTCACCTGATCGGGGGGTCTAGTTACTAGAGTGGTCTAGCCCTTCGAGCGGACCGTGATGGTGCCGCCGCTGTTCCGGATCTGCGCGGCCCGCGCCTCCACCTCGGTCCGGTACACCTTCGTCTGACCGTTGAACTGGTACACCCACTCCTTGGCCTGACTCTTCCCGCCACAGTTGCAGGCCACGACTACTTCCCTTCCACCCGGTCGCGGAGTAGCCGCATCCGGTGTCGCCGGTGCTTCCGGTCCGCGATCGCCTTCTCCACGCTCGCCGCCAGCACCTCCAACACGTCACCGTCGGGGTCGTGGATCGCCCCGGCCGCCACCAGGGAGGTCTGGCGGCCTCCCTCCACGCCGACCGACACGACCGGGAACCCGCCCACGTTGCAGGCGAGCGCTGCGACGAGTTCCATCTGTCCGGAGCGGACTTCGCGCCAGTCCCCGGAAATGTCGGAGGCGCGGAGGGCGACGATCTGTTCCTCGGTGGTGCCGGGTCGGATCCACCCCGCACACCAGATGCCATGGTCGTCCTCACCGATACACACGTCGGCCACCGCAGCGGAGGTCGCGTCATAGTGCTCCACCGCCACCTGGGGGCGGAGCCGATGCCCGGCGTGCCCGCCGCCGAGCGAGATAACGCCGGTACGGGCCACGCTTCCGTCGTCGAGCAAGACGCGCCCGGTGGCGAAATAGGCGTATCCGGATGCGGAGGTTGGAGGCGCGACGCACACGCCGTCGAAGCCGATATGACATGTCTCCCACTCCGCTAAGTGGCCGAACACGCGGCCTTCCTCGGTGACGGTCAGGTGGGTGGGACCCGGCAACTGCGGGTCGGCGAACCATCCGGCGGGCGCCTTCGGACCACCGGCGGCGACCAGCGACACCGCTGGGGCCGGGTCACCTTCCCGGTCCATACTGTGGTGCTGACCGGGCCAGATCCCGAGCGCGTCGTGATGCCATTGGGCACAGATCTCGTTGAGGAACCGGGCATCCTCTGGGGAGTTCTTGGCGATCTTCTCGCCGACCAGCACCCGGCACCGGTTGAAGTCGCCGGGAGCACCCCAGCCGATCTTCGCGTAGCCCTCTTCGCCGGGTCGGGTCCAGTAGTCGTGGATCCGCTTGGTCTCTTTCGGGTGGGTCAACCAGCCCTTGCCGCGCTCGTCCCACCAACTCTTCGGGTCGACGAACTCTTCGGTGTCTTCCGCCCAGCCCTCGGGGATGTCCACGTCGGGGCAGCCGAGCCGCGCCTTCTGGGTCTTGATGTGCTTCTTGGTGGCGGCTGGGTCCTTGGCCCGGCCGATCGCCTGGATCGCGTTGCGGAGGTCTTCGCAGTCCTCGATCGGGTAGGAGTCGGTGCCGGGGACGGTGTGCGCCTTCTTGCGCTGCTTGGGCGTGTAGTCCTTGAACCGCTCCTCGGGTGCGGCCTCCTTCTTCTTCGCGCAGGCTTCCGGGTCGTAGGCCGGGGACTCTTCGTCGCACACGTCCTCGTCGTCCATCTCGCCTTCGCTCTCCCACGGGCCAAGCGCCACGAACGCCTCCGCGAACGCGGGGATGGAGACCACCGAGGCGGACGCGATCCGGGCCGAGGTGAAGGTGACCTTGCCGTCCTCGGCGCCCTCGCCCAACTCGAACTCGGCGTCGTCGGCGTCCACCGATACCCCGAATCGCCCGAACTCGGCGATCAGCCCGACCACCTCGTCGGCTTCCGGAGTGGAGAGGAAGGTGCCGGAGGCGTTCATCATCCCGTCGACCCGTTCGATCGACTCGATCTTGCCGACCACCACCGAGCCGTCGTGGCCCTGGTCGGTGGTCTTCTGCCAGGTCAACGGGATCGGCAGGTCCCGGAACCGGAGCGCCCCGTCGGCGAACCGACGACCGTCACCGGACCACACTCCTTCGGGGGCAAGGACGCCGTGCCAGGGCAGTGGACCAGGGATGACCTGTTCCTCCGTCTCAGCCTCGACGGTGGCCGGATCACCGTTGAAGGTGATGGTCATGCTCCCGCCCGAGGTGCTGTTGGTGGTGGTCATGGTCACTCCTTGCTTCGTGAACGTGGCGTCTTTGGCGAGTAGCGGCGCCAGGGTGCAACGGCAGTTGATCCAGAGTTCGATCGGGGCGGACGGGTCGCCGGGGTAGAGCATCGGGACTCCGGCCACTTCGTACGGCTCGCCGGGGGGACGCTGCTGCCCTTCCACATCCTGATGTGCCTCCCGGACATCCTTGTCGTGCATGGTCACCCACTCCATCACCAAGAACTCTTCGTCGGTGGCGGCGGCGGCCTGGGTGGCGGCATTCAGGATCGCGGTGGCCAGCCACACGCTGACCCGTTCGACGGTGTTGTGGTCCGGGTCGCTGGTCTTGTCCAGGGTGGGTTTCAGGGAATCGGTGAACTCGGCTGCGGTGGGCTGCACCGGTGGGCGTCCGCCTTCGTCGCGGAACACCCGCAGGTACTGCCGGGCCACCTCGGTAAGCAGGTCGTTGTACCAGCCCTCCACCGGGTGCGCGTCCATCGCGGTCTGCACGAACGGGAACAGGTCGGTCTCTAGGGAATCCTGGTCGCCGCGTCGTTTCGCGGCGAACTCTTCGATCGAGAGCACGATCATGGGCCGACCTCCGCGAGTTGCAGCCACCGGATCATCCGGTCCCGGTCGTGCGGGGACTGTTCGGCGAGCAGGGAGCACACGTAGGAGTTGAGCACCGGCACCACGTCATCGGGGTCGGTGATCCCGGCGAACACCTGCGGGGCACATGACCAGGCGTCGTCAAGCAGTTTCTCGGTGGCGCCGTTGGCCTTCACGAACAGGTGGGTCTCGTAGGCGGGCACCCCGGGAGGTTTGCTTCCTGCCTGCCGGAGCCGGTTCCCGGCCCGCTCCAAGGCTCGGTAGCAGAGTGCGTCAGCGGCGGCGACCAGCGCCGACTCGCCCGGGGTACGAGGCCGAGTGGGGTGCTCTTCCAGGGACGGCGGCGGTTGTGCCTCCCTCGGTGTTCCGCCACCGCCGGGGAGGGAGATCCCCAGCATCCCGAGTGCGGCGCCGACCTGTTCGGGAGTGGAGGACCCGGAGGCGACCTTCACCAGTAACCAGCGGGTGAACTCCTGCGGGCTGGGGGCATCGTCCTCGTCGAAGCCGTTCTCCCGGCGGAGCGCCTCGTTGGTGATCAGGCCCCGGTCCCACAACTCGAACGCTTCCTTGGAGCGGTCCGGGCGGAGTCGGAGCGCGGAGGTGTCGTAGATCACCAGCAGGGTGGACTCTTCGCCGAGCGCGGGTCGCAGGTAGCCCATGGTGAGCGCGTTCACGATCACGTCGAGCATCGGCTCCACATGCATCTTGATGGTGGCCTCTTCGACCTGCCAGGCACCCCAATGGCTGATCCCGTTGGAGGACCCGCCGCCCGTCCCCGTATTGCTGCTCATACCCAGCACCTGTTCGGGCGGCAGGTCCATCCCGAGGGCGAACCGACGGATCGCCTCGTTGCGGAGGTCCATCGAGTGGGCGTCGAGTTCGGACCAGAAGGTCATCAGCCGGGCCTTGTCGATCGCCTCGTCGGGCGCGGTGACCACGATCGGCACCACGCCTGCCGGTGATCCCGGGTCTTGGATCGGGGTCATCATCGCGTCGGCCAGGGTCAGCATGAACAGGTCGGCGTCGCTGGTGGCCTGGATCTCTTTCCCGTCCTGGGCCGGTGGCTGCGGGAACGTCATTCCCTGCGGCATCATCAGGATTCCGGCTCCGGCCAGTCGGGAGGTGACCTGGGCGAACACATGCCGGGTGAGCCACTCAATCTCGGAGAGGATCGGTAGCAGCGCCTTGAATGGGGAGTCGGCTTCCATCCGGTGCCCGGGAGCGGGGAGCCATATCCGGATCACCACATCCTGATCGCTGAGGTTGACCGGTGGCCGACCGTCGCCGTAGTCGATCTGCCACCGGTCCCCGGAGACCTTCATTTCCAGACAGGAGACGATCTCCCATACGTCGGTGCCGTCTACGTTGCGGCCGACCAGGTACGCCTCCCCGGCGATGGTGAGGTGCTGACCGAGCGCTTCCAGCATCTCCTTCTGCCCGTTCTTGCCGTTGAACAGGTCGGAGAGGGCGGCGTAGCCGGGACCGGAGGACTGCTCGTAGTAGGTGCCGTCCCGATATTCGGCAACCATGAGCATCGCCCGTGAGCAGGCATTCCCGAAGAACTTCGCCGCGAATCGTGCCTCACCGCAGATCGCGTAGTGGCGGTAGCACTCGTTCTGCCAGTCCTGGCTCGGCCGGTAGATACGAGCCATCTTTCCTGGGTACCGGGTCGCCGAAGCCACCAACGAGGTGGAAGGAATGACGACCGGGGGCTCACTCCGACGACGAGGCATCACTGGCTCCTGACCGGGGAACTTGATGTGGAGTCTCCCACAACGAGGGCGGAGTGGGGCTCCGGTCTGTGCCACCTATTCGCGGACGCGGCCCCGGACCGCCACTGATGGGGAGTATGTGCGACCCGGCCGCTGATCGTGATGCACTCCTCACCGGGTGCCGCACCACAGGTCTGACAGGGGTATTCCAGCGCGATCTGCCGCCACTCGATCATGGCTCTGCCGTTTCGTCGTAGGCCACGATGATCGCGGCCAGGTAGGAGCCCGCCCAGATCCCGTTGATCAGCCACCAGGTCCAGTGCAGGTCAGACAGCCACATCCAGCCGACCATCCCGATCGCGAGGTACGGGCAGAGGCAGAACGGGCATTCCCAAAGACCCCGCCAGTCGGAGTCCTCTTTATACAGCGACAGGATCCGGGCCCGGATCTCCTTCATCGGCGGAAAGTCGTCGAAGATGATGAGTCGGGCGGTGCGGGCCACCGAGACAATCGCTACCGCAACAGCCAGCCACATGTTGCTGGTCAACGTGTCGTACACGGGGTCCTTCTCTAGTAACTAGAGTCTCAACCGACCACCCGGAGGTGCCGGTTCTCCGGAGCCCGGCGCCCAGACAGTAGACGGTTCGGGTCGGCCACGTTGGCGGGCATCATCTGCCGTGCCAGATCAGTGGCCGCGTGCACCAGCGCGTCCAGCCGGTTCGGCGAGTCGCCGTGGCCGGGCACCCAGGTGGTGAGTTCCTCTTCGAGCAGCGCCAGATCACCCCGCTGCCCGACATGGAACACCTTTCCTCTTTCATAGAGGGTCACGATCGGCTCCGCCCGGATCACCTTGCCGCGCCGAGACTGCACCGGCTTGATGGTGGCGCCGGTGTATCCCGCGTTGTGCAGCACGAAAGTGACCATGTCGTTGCCGAAGTTCTTCTCGGGGACGATCCGGTCGGCGGCAAAGTCGGTGTAGCAGCCGTTGACGCGGCGACCCCAAGTGTCAGGAGTGTATCGACCCGACGAGTCGTCGAGGACATAAAGATTCTTCTCCCGGTCGATACCGACGGTGATGATCCCGGTCTCATCCGACTTGGGGTTCGCGGTTCCGGCGGGGTCGACGCCGACCACCACCCGCTCCAACTGTGGGGCCTCGTCGACCCACTGGAACATGTCCCAGGTCCACAGCGCGCCTTCCACGTCTTCGAGGACTTCGCCGTGGAGTTCCTGGCGACCGAGCCGGGTGCCTTCGTACCGGTCCAGGATCGTCTGCTTGAAGGTGTCGGCGAGGTTGTCCAGGTTGGCGTAGGTGGAGACCCGGTGCACGATCGTGGAGGGGTTGGCGATCAGGTCTTTCACGAACCGGGTCGGTTTCGGGGTGGAGGTGGCGACTACCTTCGGCTGGATCGGCTTCCCGTCCATTCCTTCCTTCATCCGAAGCCCGAACAGCAGGTTGTCCCAGACCTGTTGGGCGAGCGGGAAGTGGGCGGGCTCGTCGGCCCACCCGAACCCGGAGTTGGGGCCACGGAGCCGGTCCGGCTCTTCGGCGGAGAACCCTTGGCCGATGCAGCCGTTCGGCCAGGTCAGTTTCTTCTTGGACGGCTCCCAGAGCGGCATCTTCCCGGGTGGGGAGGTGGCCAGGATGCCGGAGACGCCCTCCACCATGGTGTCCCGGAGGTCGGGGCCGGTGGCGGCGACCAGGGCGATCCGGGGGACTCGTTCGGCGACCCGGTGGGTGATTTCGGCTCCGGCGCGGGTCTTTCCGGAGCCGCGTCCGCCGGAGAGCAGCAGGGTGAGCCAGTCCGCCGACCAGCGCGGTGGTCGCTGGTCGGCCCTGGCGTGCGGCCACTCGAAAGTGTCGTGCGGTTTCCCGTCACAGGCGGGGTTGGTGCAGTAGAAGGGCCGCCAGGAGTTGGACTGGTGTTCCCGGAGGAGTTCCAGGGCTCGCTGTTGGGATTCCGGGCGCCAGTTCCGGAATGCTTCTAACTCCGGGAACTCTTCCGGCACCGGTGCCTCCGTTTATCAGCCTCGCTTCGGCACACCATAGCCGGTGAGCGCCTGGCAGGTGACGCGGTGCCGGTTGAGGCAGTCGGTGCAGAAGAAGCCGCCGTGCAGACGGGTCGCTCGGGTGCCGATGGTCAGGGTCTTTCCGCAACCACCGGCACACTTCTGAGTCCAGCGCACCTTCTGCACGCCCTTATCGTACCCACCTGCCACACTTCCAAACTCAGACCACCTCTTCGATCGTGTTGGCGGGTCCGATCCGCTGCTGTCCTCCGGACTGGTTCACCCGGACGCTGTACCGGTTCATGGTGCCCTCGGCCGGGTCGTACAGGTGGGCGGAGGGACCACGCGGAGTGGGGAGGTCGGCGAGTAGTTCCTCCAACGGGATCCCCAGGTCCCGGGACAGTGCCTCGGCGATCGCGTGCTGACAGTAGACGGTGTTGGAGACGGTTCTAGTTACTAGACACGCCCGGTAGATCAGGTGCGGGGTCGCGGCGCTGGTAGTGAACTGGATCTTCGCCCGGTTCGGGAACCCTTCTCCGGTGAGCCGGAACGGCATCAGGTGGCCTCGATCTCTTCGACT